TCCTTGTGCGCCTGTTGCACCTGTGACACCTTGAGCTCCTTGTGCTCCTGTTGCACCTGTTACACCTTGAGCTCCTTGTGCGCCTGTTGCACCTGTGACACCTTGAGCTCCTTGTGCACCTGTTGCACCTGTGACACCTTGAGCTCCTTGTGCGCCTGTTGCGCCTGTTACACCCTGGGCTCCTTGTGCGCCTGTTGCACCTGTGACACCCTGGGCTCCTTGTGCGCCTGTTGCACCTGTGACACCTTGAGCTCCTTGTGCTCCTGTTGCACCTGTGACACCTTGAGCTCCTTGTGCGCCTGTTGCACCTGTTACACCTTGAGCTCCTTGTGCTCCTGTTGCACCTGTTACACCTTGAGCTCCTTGTGCACCTGTTGCACCTGTGACACCTTGAGCTCCTTGTGCACCTGTGACACCTTGAGCTCCTTGTGCACCTGTTGCACCTGTGACACCTTGAGCTCCTTGTGCGCCTGTTGCACCAGTTGCGCCTTGGGCACCTGTAGTTCCTGCGCCTGTAGCACCCTGTGATCCTTTTGCGCCTGTTGCACCTGTTCTACCTGTTGCACCCTGGGCACCTGTAGTTCCTGCGCCTGTGACACCTTGAGCTCCTTGTGCGCCTGTTGCACCTATTGCACCAGTTGCGCCTTGGGCACCTGTAGTTCCTGCGCCTGTAGCACCCTGTGATCCTTTTGCGCCTGTTGCACCTATTGCACCCTTGGCTCCTTGTGCGCCTGTTGCACCTTTTGTGCCTGTTGCGCCTGCACCCTTGGCTCCTTGTGCGCCTGTTGCACCCTTGGCTCCTTGTGCGCCTGTTGCACCCTGAGCACCTTGTGCGCCTGTAGAACCTTTAGCTCCATTTGTTTCATCTTTACAACAAGGTTTTGTATTAAAATATGAACTATATGAACTATAAGACATCGTAAAGTTAATATATATAATAATTATATAATATATAAATTAATAAATATATTATAATCCTAAACCTTATGTTATAGTCATGATCAATATTATTTAATTTTTTTATGTATGTTTATCTAAATATTTACCCAAACAATTATATATTTTTTTTTGTAACTTCATAATTTTCAAATACATTGCATATTCTGTTATGATGAAAAGTGAATAAAAAATACCGGCAACCCGTTTCGATCGAGTGACCTCGGAGTTATGAGCCCCGCGCGCTGCCTCTGCGCCATGCCGGTTTAAAGTTGCTCTAGTGCCTTTATGCACCTGTGCGATGTGATGTGGGGGACATGCTGTCCCCTCTGACCCCTTGCCCATATTTGAAGAGAGGGGGGTCAGAGGGGAACCGTGTTCCCCTAGATACCGGCAACCCGTTTCGATCGAGTGACCTCGGAGTTATGAGCCCCGCGCGCTGCCTCTGCGCCATGCCGGTTTAAAGTTGCCCCAGTGCCTTTATGCACCTGTGCGATGTGATGTGGGGAATACCGGCAACCCGTTTCGATCGAGTGACCTCGGAGTTATGAGCCCCGCGCGCTGCCTCTGCGCCATGCCGGTTTAAAGTTGCCCCAGTGCCTTGATGCACCTGTGCGATGTGATGTAGGGAATACCGGCAACCCGTTTCGATCGAGTGACCTCGGAGTTATGAGCCCCGCGCGCTGCCTCTGCGCCATGCCGGTTTTTAATTTTATGCCCTAAATTTTTTTGGGCAGATTTCTTCTGTAAAGAAACCGAAAATTTTCTCTTGCTTGTCGGGATTGAAACCTGTCACCTCATGATTTACACACATCGTGAACTGGCTCGTTTTCCACTGCGCTATGCAGGAGAAGCTACGAATGATGAAAGTGTGAAATCGATATATTAATATGAGATAATTATTTAAGCTCTTTTTCTAATTAATATAATGTATAAAAATGAATAATAAAAATGAATAATAAATTATAATTAGATTTTTCAAATATTTTATATTTTTATTTTTAATTTTAATATATTATTCATTTTCTCTCTTCTCTCTTGTGGTGCGTAATACTTTATCATAATTTCCTAAATACTATTGATGTGTTTTTTAATTATCCAAGTAATATTTTATCTTATTTTTGAGAGAAGGAGACTTGTCATTCGCGGAGTTTGGGGACATTTCGCTGGAGGAGGAGTGAATCCAGTAGATACATCCTTTATTGATTGCCATATTAGAAAACTGTTAGAGTTCTAAAAAAAATCCATTTCGCCGAATTAATGAATTATCACTCGATTTTTTATTTTTACAAAACATTCCAAAATAATATTTTCTTTTCTTCGCACACATTTACATTCATTTTATTATATTCTAAACATAATTCAAAAGCTTTTAAGTCATAATTTTTCATGGATGGAAAATCGACTTGTAGTTTGGATGCATACTCAAACGGTTTGGGATAAACGATAATAGTGACATTTTGAGGTAGAGAACCCCTAAATTCCTTTCCAACCTGAACTCCATATATTTTTATAGGGGATATGTTGTCCCCTCCGACCCCTTGTCCGTAGGTTCCCATTGAAACAGCTTGAGATATGCCGTTTATCAGAGTGCCTGACCCCACCGCGCACCATATTTCATGAGGCATCTTGCCGCATATTTCATAAAATGTATCGATAACACGTTTTGCTCGGGATGCAATAAGGGCAACACTTTCAGACGAGTTTGCTCCAAATGCTATTTTTAGGGGAACTTGTCCAGATTTTTTTGACGTGATATATTCGCGAGCATGTTTTTCAACCACACTTAAATATCCATATGGAACTTCAATAACATTTGCACCATTTTGTAAACATATTTCTGTATTTGGATGTCGCAGTTTTCGTTTTGCGCAAAAAATTGTTGCATTTTTGTTATTGTTTTTACAGTATAGGGTGAGTGCAATTTGAAATCCACCGTAACATGGTGATGCATACACAATTTCATTTATAGGATTAGAATGTTTTTTTTCAGCATCAACAACGATGGAGTCAATCAATATCGATTTTGTGCCACCTGGTAATAAATCATCACGTAAAATATATACTCCATTTTGAGTTTTATATTTTTCAATAAATATGTCCATGTCTAAATTACTTATTATATAAAAATAAAAAGAACTATATGTAATAACTTAATCTAATTGCCGCCCTCAAACAAAGGTATAGGAGAACCCAAACCCAAAATATTTGAAGATCTTTCTGGTTTTTTTTTACTTTTTGGAGAAAGTAGAGTAGATGGTGGAGAAGTATCTGAAGCAGAAATACCTGAAGTAACTGGAGCAGGAGTAACTGGAGCAGGAGTAACTGGAGCAGGAGTAACTGGAGCAGGAGTAAATGTAGTAACAGAAGGAGCACTAGAAGGAGCAGGAGCACCACGATCACGTAAAACTTTAGAAGAATTATCATCCTCGGGTTTTTCTTCTTCACGATATGCGTTTTGTTGATAAAAATCATAAAATTCTTTTGCAACTTGATAAGGATCTAATGTGTCGGTTGCATTTCGTATTTCTTCATCAATCCATGACTCGATATCTTCTTTTGCAACTTGAAATATATCGTTATTTTGTTTGAATATTTTTTTTAGTTCCTGCATAACAATAGTTCTGAATTGAGGTGGAATAAAAATATTATTTCTCAAGTTTTGATTTTGGTATGGATTTTCATAAGGATTGACAATAATAGAGCGTTCTAACTTTGGAATCATAAACTCATTCAATTTACGGCGAAGTGCAACATCTTGTAGTGCTTCATCTTGTATAAGTAATTTTGAAAGCATTTTTTCTTGAATTAATGCAAAATAAATATCCAATCCTGTATTATAGTCTTCTTCACATTCAGTATATAATTTAATAATAATCTTTCGAGTTCTTTTCACGAGTGATTGAAGGTCCTTAAAAGTTAGAGATGGACGAATGATAACTCCCGTTACTTCGTCATTACTGTCATATGTGTAAGTAAACATTTCTGATAATATTTCTAGTAACAAAGAACGATTACTTTCAGATTTTTGAATCATTAATTTTATATTCTTTATATAATCAGAAAATAATTTTTCTTTGGTTGGATTTCCTTTAACGCCGGTTAAGTAAACTCCGTTACGAACCTTCATGTCAAGGTTTCGAATTTCGCGCTCTTCGCGGTCAGGGTAACGATAACCTTCATCAAAGTCGAATTCATCCATATATCTTCTTGCACCTCCTCGGTAGTTGCTTCTTGAACTGCTTTCACTGCCGCTGCCACTGCATTCAACATCCTTGTTAAAAGTTTTAAGAGGAATGTTTTCAATGTTTACATGATTTGGAGGGGGTTTACCTGTAAATTTTTCATAAAGATATTTTACATCTTCTTGATATTCGTCGGCGTCGCTGCCGTCTTTGAATAGTTTTAATAGAGCCTTCATTCCAGGCAAGTCTACTAGTCGCAAAACAGTTCCTTCTTCAGAAAGATTCGTTTTGCAAACTTTGGGTTTTATTGTAATATCTCCCTCGGAATTTTCGATCAACTCATTATTTATTAATGAGTCTAACCTGGATGAACAAAAGTCAAGAAGATTGGCATTTTTTTTATTAGAAGAAGAGGAAGAAGAAGATGAAGATGATAATGCGTTGACTTCAAAAGATGGGTCAATCGTGCTCACAATGCATGCAAACAAATGAGCAAATAAAACATAAAATTCTGCAATATCATTGCACTTTTTTTTTATGTTGTGTATACTAGTAACACGTTTTTTTGGTGTGTTTGTGCTCATCCGAGTGTGTCCGGTGTGACTCCGACTTCCTCCCGCTTTTTCTTCTGATGGTGTAGTATCTCGTTGTGGTTTTGCAGACGAGGACGATGATTCAGATGACGACGCATTGTCATTATTTTTACTGGAGACCCGATTGGATTTATCATCATAATTTCTAGTGTAGTCATCATCATCTTCATCTTCGGTTATATTTTTTTTTGAATTATATTTTTTAGTTTTTATTTCATATAATTTTTTTCTAAGAGAAACAATATCAATCGAGTCTTTATTTAATTCAAATTCTTTTGAAACTTTTTTTACTAGCATGTTGCAATATTTTTCATTTCCAAGTTTTGTCATGTTTGTAAAATCAGAATCCAAAATGAGATTCTTAGCAATATAATCAATTTTTTTTCTTAATTCTAAATTAGATGTGGCATTTTGGGTAGTTAAAGCTGCGCCCATATTTTATACTATTATATATAATATATGTTATGATTAAAATATAATTATGTAGTTAAACCTTAAAAATATTTATTTGATTTTTTGAAAATATTTATTTATTTTATTTGTTATTTGTTTGTTTTATTATAATTATAATAAAATAATTATTAATATAATAAAAATTGAATTAGACATAATTAAATATTATATACTAGCAGTTCGATCTTGTCAAAAATGGTAAGCACGGTGTCAAAAATTGTGTTAGAGGAGGAAGATAATCGGACGGTCCCATTGAGTCATCATCATAAGACAACAAAAAAAATTAGACATAATTCTAAATCCAGCAATAAATATAAAAGAGATTTATGGAAGCAAATCGATTCTAGTTTTATAAACGAGGAGTGTGAGTCTAGTCAACAACCACAATCAACTGCAAAGGCGGCGTTGGAGTGTGTTTATAGAAGCAGCGGGCAGAGAGAAAATTGCGACGCGTGTTGTTCCGTTGTTTGCTTAACGGACGATGGATTTTTAACGTGCACAAACCAACAGTGTGGAATTGTTTACAAAGACATATTGGACCATGGCGCAGAATGGCGATACTATGGTGCAGATGATAATCAGTCAAGTGATCCAACACGCTGCGGAATGCCGGTAAATCCGTTGTTGGTCGAGTCATCCTATGGGTGCAAAGTTTTGTGTGACGGCGCAACAAGTTATGAGATGAGGAAATTCAGGAGATACACGGAGTGGCAGTCAATGCCGTATCGAGAAAAGTCACAGTATGACGAGTTTCAGTGTATAACAATTATCGCACACAACGGCGGTCTTCCAAAAATAATTGTTGACGAGGCGCTGAGGTATCATAAAAAAATCTCGGAATTCAAAACATACAGAGGGCTGAATCGAGATGGAATTATTTTAGCATCCATATACATTGCTTGCAGGAAACATGGTTGTCCAAGAACAATAAAAGAGATTGCAACCATATTTAATTTAGACAACACTAGTGCAACAAGAGGGTGCAAGAATGCGATTACAATCATTAATGAACTAGAACACGAGTTTGCGAACTCAGACAAGACAATCTTTAGTAAAACTAAACCGGAGGCATTTATTGAGAGATACTGTAGTCGACTCAATATAAATAGCGAACTTACAAGGGTGTGTCAATTTGTTGCAACTCGAATCGAAAAGAATAATTTGATTCCTGAAAATACGCCACACTCTATTGCCGCAGGAATAATATATTTTGTTTCACAAATTTGTAACTTGAATATTTCAAAAAAAGATGTGAATCGAATAACAGAAATCAGCGAAGTTACGATTAATAAATGCTATAAAAAACTGGAACAATTTACAAGTGTTCTTATTCCAAAAGTAATACTAGAAAAATATGCATCGTTGGCGTCATCCATGTAGGGAAAATAGGAGAAACATCCCTTGGTCACTTTGAATCGATTTTGAAGTTGCGATTTGAAGTGGGATTAGTTTAAATTGGTTTTAATGTATATTTTTGTTATATATTAAAACTGTGTGGTACTATTGAAGTTTTTGCAAAAAAATATGAATTTAGAAGAAAAAAAAGAAACAGGTGTTACTGTTGTTCCAAAATTAGTGTTTATTGTTCCATATAGAGATCGTAAAGAACATTTAACATTTTTTACTGTTTATATGAAACATATTTTATCAGTTTACGAGTCAAAAGATTATGTCATTCATTTTGTTCATCAAAAAGATAATCGCCCATTTAATCGTGGAGGAATGAAAAATATTGGGTTTTTAGCAATAAAAAATAAGTATCCGAATGACTATCAAAATATGACATTTGTGTTTAATGATGTGGATACGGTGCCATACGATAAAGGTGTGCTTAATTATGAAACTCGTCCGGGAATTGTTAAACATTTTTACGGAGTTCAGTTTGCTCTAGGGGGAATTTTTTCAATAAAAGGAGCAGATTTTGAAAAGACGAATGGGTTTCCAAACTTCTGGGCGTGGGGTGGTGAAGATAATTATATGCAGCATCGAGTTATTCAGTCCGGATTAAAAATCGACAGGCGAAACTTTTTCCCATTGCAAAGTCCCATGATTTTACAAATGGTAGAGGGGATTATGAGAACCATATCGCGCACAGAAGCAGAAATGGTATTTTATAAAACAACGAATGATGGGTTGAATACAATAAGGAACTTGAATTACGAATTCAATATTCAGGATGATGGTGATAAATTTTTCATTGATGTTGTTAACTTTGATACCGCTTACAGTCACGCTTCAAATACTTACGAAGAGCAAAATATTCACGATGAGAAAAGAATAAAATTTAAATCACGGGGAAATGCGGCAGCAGCGCAAGATGAAAAACAGCGCGCTCAACATCAGCAACAGCTGCTTTTGGCTGCAGAAGAACATAAAATGAGATTACAGCAACAGCAGCAACAGCAGCAACGGCTTCAACGGCAGCAACAGCAGCAACGGCTTCAACAGCAGCAACGGCTTCAACAGCAGCAACAGCAGCAACAGCAGCAACAGCAGCAACAGCAGCAACGGCTTCAACAGCAGCAACAGCAGCAACAGCAGCAACGGCTTCAACAGCAGCAACAGCAGCAACAGCAACAACAACAGAAACCACCTCAATCGCAACAGCGAAATGGAATTGTAAGGACAGTTCGACGTATTAATGGAAGAAAATTATTTTAGGGGAATGAACCGTGACTCACTTAGGACCCCTTCAGTATTTACGAGTTCTTCGGCCCCTACTTTTGTTTGTAAGTTTGTAAGGAGAAATATTTATTGTAAATCTTTTTTTCTTGTTATTTTGGTTTTATTTATTTGTTTTACTTGTTTTCCTTGTTTTCCTTGTTTTCATTGTTTTCCTTGTTTTCCTTGTTTTTCTTGTTTTCCTTTTTTTCCTTGTTTTCCTTGTTTTCCTTGTTTTTATTGCTTTACTTTCTTTTCTTTTTATTTTTGATTTGTTTTTTTTTCCACCCATCTGGTCTGGTGGTGGTGGAACAAATTTAAAATATTTTATTAATATGTTAAGAATTTTTTCATGTAAAGGAATAACCTTTCTGCTATCCGAATCATATTTACCTGTTTCTTTATAATAAGCAAATTCACTAAATGTTTCCGGATTTAATCTGTAATCATCAACCAAAAATAAGCCTAATATAGCTTCTATAATTTTATTTAATTCTTGATTGGGACTAAAAGAGGCAACTGCTGTATCAAATACAACACGTGTCTTAGTAACACCACCGTCTTTTGCCGATATTATGTAAGACAATTGAACTGCTCTTGAAAAAAATTTTAATAGTGTTGTTATTACAAAAAAATAATTATCATCGCCGACTATAGATTTGTGTTCCAATAATTTAGTTAATTCTTTTATTGTGATTTGTACACATTCAAGTAAAAAACTTTGTAAATCTGGTAATAGAAATCTTAAATTAGAAAAGGGGGGAGAAAGAAGGAAGGGAGGGGAAGGAGAGGGAAAGGAAAAGAGGGGAGAGGAAGGAAGGAAGAGGGGGGGAAAAGGAGGGGAAGAGGGGGGGAGTATACTGCCGGGTATGAATTCAATTGGACAAAAAATGGCTTTCAAGCCTGGAAAAATCGCAGTAATTTCTCCCGTTGTTTTGAATTTAACATCTAAAACGTCTAAAATATTACCATTACCTAAACTTGTTTTTACTGAAATTGTGTCGGCAGAACCACGCGAACGAAGTACAAGAAATCTATTTTGGCTTTTCCGAAACAATTCATACGTGTCAGGAGGAACAATAGGACTCTCACAATTATAAATTGTTGTTGCCAGGCGTTTAAAAAATAACAAAAAAGTACCCATAAATGTTTGTTTTAAAGATGGTGTTGCATCACGAACGGAGACAAGAGAAATATCAAAATCTGAACATGGTTTATGTATACATACTCCAGGCGCAGTAACCTGATTAACAAAAACAACTCCGAGGGATTTATTTAACTTATCAATCATATCATCATTCACAACTGCATTTAATTGTAAAGCAGTTTTTCCAGTAACAAGTATAAAGTGCCTTTGCCTATGTAAATACTGACTTAATATTCCAACTGCAAGAAAAGTTCTAGTAAAAGTTGGATTAAACAACATATATTTACTTAACTTACTTATTGACTCAAATAATGAAAAAATTGATTCATCTGTCAAATCTAATACTACATTATTTGCAATTTCGAACATTTTTTCCAACGGGCAGCTGAATAATTCATTATAATCATCCATATGAATTCCGGCAACACTAGCCTTTAATTCAACACTATATTGTGGTCGGTCCTTTCTAACCAGCATCGCAGGAGCAGCAGCTAAAGCAGCTGCCTTTGCTTCAGCATCCGCCTTTGCCGCCGCCTTTGCTTCAGCCGCCGCGTTAGCCGCCTGAGCAGCCGCTTTAGCTTCAGCAGCATCTTTTTCAGCACCCTCTACAGCAGCAGGAGCATCTGAGGAGAATGTTTTGTCAACTGAAAACCGAGAGCGAATCATGGTTATATATTCATCAGTTTGCGTTATAACTGTAGAACAAGTTTCTTTAGCTTTATCACTAAATTGTATAGCTTCATCTACAGAGACAGCTTCATTAGCATTTTTTGTAAAATTTTGACATATTCTTAAATTAGCTTTTATTTTTTTTTTAAGTGTACGCATATCATCAATGAGCTTCTGAACGGAAACAACAGGCTCTTGAATGGGAGCACTAAAAGTCGCTTCAATGGGAGCACTAAAAGTCGCTTCAATGGGAGCACTAGAAGCCGCTTCAATGGGAACATTAGAAGCCGCTTCAATGGGAACATTAGAAGCCGCTTCAATGGGAACATTAGAAGCCGCTTCAATGGGAACATTAGAAGCCGCTTCAATGGGAGCATTAGAAGCCGCTTGAATGGGAGCATTAGAAGCCGCTTGAATGGGAGCATTAGAAGCCGCTTGAATGGCAGCATTAGAAGCCGCTTGAATGGCAGCATTAGAAGCGGCAAGAGCTTTTTTTTGGGCTTTTTTTTCTTCGGCAAGAGCTTTTTTTTTAGCGGTAACAAATGTTTCAATTTGTTTTTCAGCATCATCTACAAGTTCAAGAGCACTAGTTGTAAAAAAAGTACATTCACGCGACACGGATTTAAAAAATTCGCATGACCGTAACGTAGTTTCTCGGCGAAGTTTTTCATCATCGATTGCATATAAAGTACATTTTACTCCAAGTAAATCACAAACAGGCGATTTATTCAGCACCTCATCATTAGCATTATTTACTTTTTCATGTAATAATAGAGTACGTGAAACAAGTTTTTGATTCTCATCAAAAAATATTGTATTTGACTTAATTTTGTCTTTGAGGGCTTTTGCAGCTCTTCGAGTACATTCTAAAGATGCTTCAGCCTTATCCAATTCGGGTTCAGGTTTAGTTAGATATGATTTCACTTCACTATGACAATTAAACACTATATCGTATTCCTTTTTAATCTCAGTAGCTATTGCCCCAGTTCTTTCTATCCTTTTTTGCAAACTATCAGTAAAATTCTCTAGGTCAGCAAGCATCTTACCATAATCTTTCTTACGTAACTGTTCGTATTTTGCACTCTCAATATTATCTAACATTTTATTCTTTGATTCATCCAGAAGTTCAAGTGCCTTTACGAAACATTTTATACGTTCTCGTTTATTTGAAGCAGTACTTACGTCTTCAACTTGTAACATGTATTCAAAATGCTCAGTTTGTTCCAATATTTCATCGAGACTTTTTAAATGAAATACTTTATCACCTATTAATTGAACACAGACGGGGTCTGTTAATTCTTTAGGAATTTTTATTACATCTGGCATTTTTGTCAGCTTGGGTGTAAACAAATCACTAACTACTATAGACATTCTTGATTGGTCAGATGGAACGACTATTTTTACGTTGGGTAATTTTTTATAATTCTCTGCTTGAAAATAGTCCATTCGTTGACCAATGGCCGAACGTACAATAGCTGTCTCTAGTTCTACAAATTTTTCACTACTACTACCAAGAGGAAGCAAACTACCAGTATCACTTTTAATAACAACTTGAAACATCTCTCGAGCTTTTGTACGATGAAGTAAACTCTCAAGTGTATCATGGTTAAAAATGTTGACGCGTACTGTCTGTCTAGAGTGATGAAGGGTGGATGGGGCTACCCTTTTTTGAAAAAAAGATTGAGCAGTATATAAAAGTGCATTTTTGTAACTCTGTTTTTCATCTTCGGTAGGTTTTTTTTTTGTATACAACAATTGCTTCAACATACCCGTCCAAGTTGTCATAAAAATACCAAAAATATTCATCATCTTTTCATTTAAAGGGTGTTGAGTGTCTATTAATTTTAGTTTCAATAATTTCATAAATTCTTCATAAGCTCTATCACGAACATTTAAGTCACAACTCCTCAATATTTGTGTAAATTGGCCTGTTGTATCGGGAGGGTCTAAACCAGATATTGACGCGGCATCAACAGGGGCTGCTAACGCGACATCAACAGGGGCTGCTAACGCGACATCAACAGGGGCTGCTAACGCGACATCAACAGGGGCTGCTAACGCGACATCAACAGGGGCTGTTGACGCGGCATCAGCAAGGGCTGCTAACGCGACATCAAAAGAGGCTGTTGACGCGGCATAAGCAGGGGCTGCTGACGCCTTATGTGCGAGATATAGTGGGAGAAGGCGTACAAACTCGGCTACAGCTTCGCTTCTTTTTTCTGGGAATCTATTTAATTTTTTTTGATATTCTGGTGTTACTTTGTCATATAAATCTTGTTCTATTTTTTTGGCAAGAATATGAAGGTCTGTTGTTTTATCAATGTGATATTTATCAAACAAATCAATATCCCCTTGATTTAAATTTCTTGGTGGTGGTTGTTTCTGCGGCTGCATAATTTAAATATGTATAACAGTATCAATAAAAAATATATATATTATACATATATATATTATTATTATGTTAATTTTTTAACGGAACGACAATAAGTATGCTAAATTTTACATCTTTGCACATTTTTTAAACGCCAACTTAACGACAAAAAAATATACAAAAATGTAAAAATTTGGTTATAACACATCGTGAAATGTGTATGAAGTCTTAACTACTGCGACAAAATACTTCTGGTAGTTAAAATCTAAAACAATGTGGAAAAATCAAAAATATCGTCCGTTTTTGTTTTTTCTGCTAGCGCGTACTCGCTGACTCGTTTCTCAAAAAAGTTGGTTTTTCCTTCGATGCTTATCAGCTCCATGAAATCAAACGGATTGGAAGAATTGTACACCTTGTCACAGTTCAACTGCAAAAGCAAACGGTCGGCAACAAATTCAATATATTGAATCATCAGTTTAGAATTCATTCCGATGAGGCGACACGGCAAGGCTTCGCAAATAAATTCGGTTTCAATTTCAACGGCTTCTTTAACTATTTCTTGTACGCGAGTTTTGGGAAGATGTTTTGTCATTTTATTATATAGAAGCACCGCAAATTCGGTGTGAAGCGCTTCGTCGCGGGAAATAAGTTCGTTGCTGAATGTGAGTCCAGGCATCAAGCTGCGTTTCTTCATCCAATAAATTGAACAAAATGCACCTGAGAAAAAGATGCCTTCAACACATGCAAACGCAATCAACCTGGTTTGAAACGAGCTACGTTTATCATGAATCCATTTTTTTGCCCAGTCGCTCTTTTTTTTAATGCACGGAAAATTGTCGATTGCATGAAAGAGTCTCATTTTTTCTTCTGAATCTTTTATGTAGGTGTCGATTAACAAACTGTAACATTCCGAGTGTATGTTTTCCATCGCAATTTGAAACCCATAGAAAGCGCGAGCTTCTGCAAGCTGAACATCTCCCATAAATCGAACCGCCAAATTTTCTAGAACGATTCCATCGCTTGCGGCAAAAAATGCAAGAATCATCGATATGAAATATCTTTCGTCAGCTTCAAGGGTTTGCCAATGAATTGTGTCTTTTGAAAGGTCTATTTCTTCAGCTCTCCAAAAACAATCTACTTGTTTTTTATACATTTGCCAAATGTCATAGTCTTTCAATGGAAACATTACGTAGCGACTATCGTCTTCAGTTAATAGCGGGTCTAAAATCGCGGTACTCGGGGTTGTTTTTTTTGACATTTCTAAATATTAATATGAAAATATTTTTATATATTCTTAATAAATAATTTATACTGAAAATCTGAATTATTTATCGTTTTTATTCTATTCTCATCATTCAACATAAGGTGAAAAATATTTTTTTTGTAAGTTAACTACTTGTAGTAGTAATCTTTATTCCAATTTTCCGAATGATTTTTCAACAGTTCATCATAGTTCATTTTGCGCAGCTCGCCTATAAATGCCAGTTCATCCGCGCTCACCATTTTAGTTGACGGTAGTTGATCGCTATATCCATATTGTGTTTTATACTTGTATAAAAAATTACCTAGTTCCCTGTATTTTTCACCGTATCGTGTAAGATTTAGTTTCAGTTCAAGAGGGATACATTCTTCTAGTTTCACTTGTGTGCTGTTACCCAAAATGTCTGTAAATGTTACAATGCTCATAATGTAGATATAATACGATAAATAATATAAAAAAAATAATTTTATATTATTTCATAATAAATATAAAAATAAATAATTTATTAATTGTTATTTATATTTATATATATATCATGAGTTTTCAGAAGAATATTTTAATTTTAAAACCTAGAAATGCCGAGTTTGAATCAGATGCGCACATAAATGAAGATGACTTGAAATCAGATGCACTTGAGTTATTCAACAGAGATGCATGGATGCATATTTTAAAATGCAAACATGACGAAAATCGAAATAATATTTTAAAAAATAGACTAGTCATAAAACAACACGCTAAATCAAATCCTTATTTAAACGATATTGTAAAACGATATGACGAGTACTATGAAGGTTTCAAAAATAAAATAATGATGCAAATAGGAGCTTTAGAGAGATTGTTGAAATATTTGAAAGATTTAGAGTTGTCCAATTCAGAAACAACAAGAAATGGAATTCATCATCGCCATTATCATAATCACAACCATTACTATTACGACAAGGACAGTCATGACGACGATGACTTTGACAATGAAAACGAACAAGAAACGGAAACGGCATTGATTGATTCGGTGAAAAGGAAAATACCAAGCGCAGTTGTATCTGGAATAAAAAAAAATCAAAAATTAATATTCAAAGAAATAAAAAGTCTAAAAAATTTGTTGCAAATGAAAGGAATGATTCGGGAAGCAAAATATAAAGAACTTTCAAAATACATTGATAAAATTGATGGTGAAACGAATAAAACAGATAGTAATTTATTCAAAATAAAAAAAGAACAAGAACAAATTTTACAAACATTAGGAAAAATGACAAAAAATGTCAGACAGTCCGATGAGTTTTCGTGATTAAGAGATAGAAAATGAACAAATGAACAATATTTTTTAATATTTTATAAAATATTGTGTTATTATATACCTGGAAAAATGGCAAGAAATAAAATTGGAAGAAATGAAAGACGAGCATTAGGAATTCGTTCGCCGCCAGTGGTTGCTCCTGCTGATTCCCTTGACGTTGACATTGGTGTTTCTGCTGCTCCTGCTGCTGCTGCTGCACCTGAACCAAATCTTTCCGAGTCGATGGTTATGGTTACGCCCGAAGAGCAACAACAGCAACGGCAGGAGCTTTTAAATTTTAGTGAACCACAGGAGCCTTCTGGGTATTCTCTTTCTCCAATAGCGGCAGCAGATGAGTCTATGAATCAAACTGACCTGAATTATGAACCGCAAGGGGATCCTAATTTCATCATGACGGATAGTAGTGAATCATCAATGGGTTCATCGCCGACTCCACTAATAAGAAAAATGCTAGGTATGAAAAAAAAAACGCCCAAAAAGTCGCCGAGAAAACGTAATTCGCCACCTGGTCGAAAGTCATCTCCGAGACGCAATTCACCTCGCGCGCAAACATTTCGACGAAAAAATAAACTTTTGATTGATAAACCAGAGTATTTGAGGTTAAGCCCGTCTGTTGCCGAGATAAAAGACAAGTTGATGAGTTTAGCGCAAGTTGCGTCAAGAACACGAGAGAGTTCAGGTAAAATAAATGAGTATAGTGAAAAAATTCGAAGGATGCTGAATGAATTGAATCCTTTTTTTTTATTTATCCAACAGTATATTGCGGGTCGCGGAGAGATTCAGCGTGAACTAAATGTGGCCGTTGAAGACAGAAGCAAATTAATTGGAGAACGAGATCGTCTGGTCGGTGATTTGGCAGATAAATCTCAAGAAAATTCAAACAATAAAATTCAGGAGGTTGCTGAAGGACAAATTGGCATTTTGAATGATCAAATTTTTGAATTGAGCAAGAGAATCGACGAACTCACAGCACAATTGGAAGCGGCCACAAGGACAAATCAAATGTACGAAAATATTTTGAGAGATATACCTGCCGACATTGATAAAATGCGCGGGTTTATAGACACAGAAGATGCAACATTGGCTGAAAATATCGTCGCTCTTGACCAGGTTTTATCGAATTTTAGCAACCAGCTCAAACAGCGCCTTCGGGACACGCTTCCTCAAGATCAACATGCAGAATTTGATGCTGCAAGAGGAGGAGGTCGAGGCGGCGGTTTTAGAAAATCTAGAAAATATAAAAAAATGAAAATGACGAAACGACAAAGAAAAATGACCATGAAATCCAGAAAATACAGGACCAGAAAATACAGGACCAGAAAATACAGAAAGTCTATAAAATAAAAGAAATAAAGAAAAAGATACATTTGCGCGTCATGCGTGCAGACACTATAAAATTTTAGGTTGGAAGCGCGCAATGGTTGATGTGGGGAAGGTCCGGGATATGCCAATTTCTCTTAACAGAAATCCATAAGGCTGGTCAAGTAACGCGGATAGGCGTTCCATTTTTAATTTGTAGTAACGTTTCCATCTTCGCTGTAGTATGCGAAGCCAAAACGTTTTAAAAATTGCCACATGTTCTCCTCCCTCAAGTTCAACACACTCAATAATTTCAAAAAATACATATTTTTTTTTGATTAAAATTTTGTGGTAGTTTCTTATGGTTGGATGTAAAAAGTTATGAAAGTGTGTGTATGTCATGTAGTTGTACCTCATTAAGTTGAATATTTGATTTATGAATGTGAATGGACTGTTATAAAAGTCGCGAATGTTCAATGTCGTTGAAACTAAAAAATGTGAGTCGATATTTTTTGAACTAGTGTCCGATTTTCCATGAACACTTGAATTGAAAATTTCACAAATTGCTAGACTGTATTTTGAATAATGATTTGTATAGTAGTCCATACTAAAAACTTTATTTCAACCTTTTAGAAAAAAAATATAGTAGTATATATTTTGAGATCTGTGTAAATTGTTTATATATATATTATTTTCTTGCGTTAATTATATATATTGTACTAACATAAGCGCAAGCATCTACTCAAAATGGTTAATGTTCACATGAAACTTCCGAAAGTAGTTCAATCCATGTTGCAAGATAAAAATGTACTTTATGTTGTTGCATTTTTAGCGATAGTTAATTTTTTTGGTTACATTGTATTGAGAGACAGTTATGCTTTACTGATATTTTTGTCAGTAGGGTTCATATCAACATACTTTAGTAAAAACATGACGATTGTATTAATAACAACTTTGATATTAACAAATTTTATAACCGTGGTTTCAAAAAGTATTGTAAGTGGTAAAGAAGGGTTCGATGCAGTGGCAGAAGCGACAACACCGCCTGCTGATACAACAGGTGCTGAACATGGCGCGGATGCGGCAACCTCGACAGCACCCGTAAAGACGGCGGCAGCGCCAGCCCCTGTAAAGCCGGCAACCTCGACAGCCCCTGTAAAGCCAGCAGCGGCGCCAGCTCCATCGGGAATAACAGGCGCTGGTTTAGGAAGCAAGGCGTTGAAAAAAGTAACGAATTCTGCCTCTTCTACAAAGGACCCTTTGAACACTTCTATAAAGAATCAGGACCCTTCTTTAAAAGTTGAAGCTATGACCGAGCTCAATCCGGCAAGCATTAATGATGATGATGACCTTCCCGTTAATAACCGCGTTGACTATGCAAAAACACTTGAGAAGGCATATGATAATTTAGAAAACATTGTTGGACAAGATGGTGTGAGAGGTCTCACATCTCAAACAAACACGTTAATGGAACAGCAGAAACAGTTAATGGAAAATATGAAAAGTATGGAGCCGCTTTTAAAAACAGCACAGTCATTTTTAGACAAATTTGAATCAAGCTCAATGGGAAAGTTATTTGAAAAGATACCGGGGATATCGTCCATGTTTGGCGGTGGTGGTAATCCACCCGCTGCTACTCCAAATAGTTAACAAGAATAGTGATTATCGTATTGGCGTGTCTTGTTATATGTGTATGTATATAATAAAAAATTATATACATATTTATATACAGATTATTTATACATACATATTATATACAGATTATTTATATTAGCAAAATGACAGACGATATTTTAAAAAAAAAAATAGATGATGTAAACTCTTTATTTGATAATCTTATAAAAAATTATAAAACAAATTTTGTAAATTATCGAAAAAATTCAACATTATCAATGACGCCGTCGTCAACAGTAACGGGCGTTGGTTCTGAGTCAAGTGTCAAAGATCCAAATGAAATGTTGTTGTTGAGTTATAGGAGTGCTGCGAGTAATTTGTTGGACCATGTTGAGTCACAAGCGGCATTGAATTCGCGAGTCATCTCAAAAATAAATTCGGAAACTATTCCTCCCCTTCAGTCAAGTTATTTTAGCATATCAGGGTTGGGTGATAAGTTTAATAATATAAGTTCAGCTGCAACAGCATCTTTAGATGATTATAATGAATTATATAGAACAACCTTTTTTAGTATGTTAATGTACGTTACCGGGTCTGCATTCATATTGTATTTAATGTTCAAACCAAAACTACAAAATGTGTGAGACTTGAAAGTAACTGAAATACAATATATTTGAATGTTGAATTGAAATATATAAAAGTAAAAATAATGTTGTTATAAATATAAGTGCAAATGCAATCGACCGACCTATTGGAAAAAAAATTAAAAACAATTATTAAAAATAAACTCCTTGAGTTGATAAGACAGCTGCCGCAACAACAACAACAACAGCAACGACAACAACAACAGCAACGACAACAACAACAGCAACGACAACAACAACAGCAACGACAACAACAACAACAAGAGCATTTACCACAATACAAGTTGCAACTGCAACAGCGTAGTAGTAGTTTATTGCCAAGAAAATCGTCACCTGATGATAGTTCATTTTATAGGGATCTGGCCATAGCTACAAGAAACAGCTTAATGGACTTACAACCATTACCATTACGAAACATATTCTCGTCCGCTTCTGTATCCACGGCAAGAACAGGAATATATCATTTTTTATCTGTGCCCATTCAAAATAAAAAAGTTTATTGTTACCAAAATGCTGCTTTTCAATTTTTATTTTCGATTTCTTCTATTAAAGCCATAGCATGTGATTTCCAACCTTTATCAAGTGTAAGTGTTGACGCAAAAAAAATAAATAATGCGATGAAAGTATTAAGTAGCATGTGTACAAGTATGAAAACGACACATGAAACCATAAATGAAATACCTTCACAAGATGCACTAGCATTTGAGTTTTTCAAAAGTATTGATCAACAAGAAGATGCTTCAGAATTTTTAAGGTATATACTTGATATATTTTGTGATTATTTTCCTGACATTAAAAAATCAGTTACACTTTCATATGCAACATATTCATTTTGTCGTGGTATCGGTGACTCAATTGCTAAAAAAAATATGAATGAACTACAAGGTAATATTTCAAACTTTGAAGAATCTCAAGGTTTAACTTCTAATGGATTAATAACATCTGAGGCAAGACAAAAATTCATGGGTATTCCGTCAGATAGATATGCATCCGATGGCACACTTATTGGTATAAATTCTATACGAAATGAAATACTTTTTTCTTGTGAACCAAATGAAACTCATCATAGTTTATCTATTGAAGAAACATTGAATGCTTCTTCGATAATGTCAAATGGAAGTAGAATACTTGGTATTGTTTCTGGTACTGAAAAAGATTTGGAAGAACAAAAACAAACAATAAGAAATTTTTTTATGAAAAGAGGCGAATCTTTAAAAGACGATGATTCACAATTACAATTACATTTATGTCCTAATGTTATTACACAAAAAAGATTTTTAAAAATACCAGAAGGTTTACAATATATGTGTATTCATAAAGGATTACTTGAAGGCGCAGAAAGAAGTTCTACTTTTTTTAAATATAAAAACTTAAACGTAAATGGAGTACAATTCAAGTTAAGGGGTTATATATCTCACCTCGGACAATTAAGATACATATCAGGTCAACCGGCTGCACAAAGTGGACATTATGTATATGTTGGAATTGAAAATGAAATACAAGTTCTTTACAATGACAGCTTGGAACCTGAAATACTTGGGAATGACGACAACAGACTAATAAATAGAGGGTTTATTTTTTTATATGAAAGAGTACCATTTTTCTCAGCACTTTCCTCGGCGGCACTTCCCTCGGCATCGGCGGCACTTTCCTCGGCATCGGCATTACCTTCCTCGGCATTACCTTCCTCAGCACTTCCCTCGGCATTACCTTCCTCAGCACTTCCCTCGGCATCGGCACCTGTTGCACCAGCAGAGACAGACAAAGAGAAGTTTGAAAGAATTGTAAACCGTATATTGTTACCTTTTATTGAAGAACAATTTCAAGATTTTGTTGCAAGTAGTAAAGACCCTTTTAAACCAACCGAACATTTTTATAATAAATTGAGGTTTATCAAGGATAGAGATTTACCTACTGGAATACATGTATTATTTACTTCTGGTGGTTTGAACCATTTAAGGTTAGGAGATTTCTTTGAAAAAGAAGGTAAACAATATATGTTGGCTATTAGTTTTAGTCCTAAAAGTTTTCAGTTAGGATTTTTTCAAAGCACTTATAGTACTGATCATGTGTTGAATTATATTGCATTTAGTGAGTCTATACAGAGAAAAATGTATATCTATGGTGTTAAAGCAAATCACGAGGGTCCAAAGATTCAAGGAAATGATTTTAATCAGGCAACAATTTCTATTTGTAAAGCTATGCGTATAACTGAGTTGTTTATCAGCGATAGTGCAGGTATTGGTTGTTATTGGGACAATGATATTGAATTAGAACATTTTTCAATTTTAAGAGCAATTATAGGTCAACCAACTTTTTATGAAAATAGTTTTAGGGCTGGACATTTTTATAATCCAGAAAGAGCTACGGAGGAAAAAACATTTTTGTCAACTAGTAAAGATAAAGGTATATCAGAAAGTGATAGAAATTTTGTAAGACAATATTTTGAATCTTTGAGAAATAAAACATATACAAAAAATACAGATGGTTGTGAAAGATTGAATTTAATAACAAGAAATGCAATTGATAGTTTAGTTAAAAATTTTGGAGGTAAAGAAGATGATATTGCAATCACTAAGTATGTTGCAACGCCATATGATCTTTCCAAATTTGAGGAGGCGAGTGGCGGCAATAAAAAAAATAAAAGAAAATCTAGAAGAGTGAAAAAATAAAATGATATAGTTTATAAAAAGACTAGGAATGTTAATATAATAATAATAATATAAATAAAAAGTTTGTAAGTTTTTCTTGACATATGTTATAAGTATTTTGGTATATAAATAAAATATAAAAATATGTTTTTTGACAATATAATTGGGACAAGTGATAATAACAATGAAAATGATAATGACAACAATGATAAATATAGTTTGAAACATGTTAGTTTGAGACAGGGGCGTGCATTTTTGAAAGATGAAAAAAAAATAAAACGTTCAAATACTTATTTAGCACAAAATTTGAATGAAAGCGGCATTGTTGGAATGAACATTGAGGGGTTTGAAACTGGGAGCCAAGATCCTGAAGCAGCATCTGCATCCTCATCCGCTTCTTCAGCTCCAGCACCCGTTTCTTCAACGTCTGATTTGTCGTCAACTGGGACTACACAACTAGACGAATTGGATAAAGCTTTCGATGCTAAAATGGCTGCATATTCGAGCGCGCTTTCAGAATATAACAAGGAGTTATTAAAAAGTCAGAATTATTTTGTTGTTCCGGTAAAGTCGTTGGTTCCCATAAATAGTTGTTTCAATTGTGATGCATCTTTGGGCGGGACAGACTGTGGCGCCATGGGCGTTTCAAATTCAAATGGTGACATTAGAACCGCCGTTCCAAGTGCTGCAAATTTGGTGTCTCCGACTGCAAACATGCTTCCGTGTGTTGTTTCAGGCGTAACAGTTCCGGGATGGAGCACCCACCCAAACGACAGCAGTTCTTGCATTGCGCCGCTTACCAATCAAAAGTGCTGTCCACAAACAATTGTAAATGGACAACCCGTCTGCATAGCGGGATTCGGTAACTACGATGAACCTGCAATTAATAATTGGATGAGCTCCTGTATAACACCTGCATCTCCAGAAGAAATAAATCAACAAATTGCACTTGCAAATGAGTACTGTCAGGGTAACGGAATATCATTAAATTACTGGAGCACCAATGCGAATAACTTTGTGCTCGTAACAACACAAGACCCAGCAAACAGTAGTCGCCCTTTTGCAAAAATGAATAGTATCCCGGTTTGGATTATAAACACATTTACAAATTTACAAGATGCAACAAAAGCAAAGAGTGGATTGGTATTTTCTCCGACAATAGAAAAGACGCTGAGTTCTGCGCGCGAAGACATGTTGAATGCTGGAACTGCGCTAGTTAAGGCGATTTCATCACAACATTCAGTTACACTGGCAGATAGAAAAGCAATGGAACAAAAAATAAATGCAATTCGGTCAAAAATATCTAAACTCGATTCACATAAACAAACACTGGATCATAGTTCAGATGTAAAGGAGTCGTTTCAGTCGTCGACCTTGTCGGCTCTCACACCTTCTTTACAAGGTCAAGAAGAAGACACTCGAATACAATTCAAGTCAAACTATGCGCGTTATAGTGTATGGTTTATTATTGCAATTTTTTTGTTTATTGTTATGTTTAGCAATATTTTTATGGTTAGTAAAGACGGAAAAGGCGGCAGTGAAGAAAGTTCATCCTCGTCATCACTTGTTTTAACAATTGGGTCATTGGTTATGTTGGTATTTTTATATTTTATAATTCAATATATTCTGGCTTATTTTAGAGTATCAAGACCCGACTTGCCATTTGATAGTGTGAATCCGTTGCTTTAATAAATAAATATTTATATATACTTTATTTTTTATGTATATATATGTATATATTATTGTATTATATTATATTAAATAATCAAATCATCATTAAATAAAATGAACAATTTATTAAAGCTTGAAGGTGCCAAAATTATGAACAGTATGAAGGACAAGTACAGTGAGTTAATAAATGATAAAATGAATAACATGAGTATGAGTCTCAGTCAAGTTGTGCCCAACTCGCCCAAACAAACCGCGGCATCTATAAATGCTCCAACAGTTCCAACGGTGGTAACTGTGTCGTCGTCGTCATCCTCGCCTGCCTCAACATCTGATTCGTCCGCGACTGATGCATTAATGAATCAAATTTCTGAATTACAAAAGTCAGAAAATGACAAATATATTGCTTTAGATGTTTTACTCAAATCAAATCCAACTCCTGAGAATGTGGCTCAAAGAAAAACAATTTTAAATGACATAACAAATATTGCAAATATTCGATCAAATTTATTTGACACTCTTTTGAATAACAGTAGTAATAGTTTAAAACTAAATGAACAACTAGGTTCTAATTTAGAAAATACAAATACAATTATGACATTGAAAAAAAATGATAATGATGCACGTCTTGCCGCTTTAAATATGAGCACGCAAGATGTAAATAATGCAAAGAGGATGGTTGACATCAACACATATTATAACAAGCAGTATCAAGCTCGAATTAAAATAATGAAACTGGTTGTTCTTCTTTGTTTTGTAATTGTATTTTTTATCGTGTTGATGCACCTTGGTTGGCTGCCTCAAGAACTTGTAACCGTCTTGGTTGTAGTAACACTATTTGCCGGGTTGATTTACATTGGTTCTTTCGTGAATGACATGTACCAAAGAAGTAACATGAACTTTGACGAGTACAATTTTCCGCAAGTTGATGTGAATCAAGTAACTTCAAAAATCTCACAGTCAAAGTCTAAAAATAAAGCGTCAGACCGGTCTTGCTCTGTGTATAATTCAGTCGCATCAACAGCTGCGTCAATTGAAGATTCAATTTCAAGTGAGGCAACGTCGTTAAAAAATGAGTTGACGGGAACGCCTGACCCATCTCCATCGTCGTCTTCGCTTCCTTCTGCAAATGCAAGTTCGGGAATAGACGCAACAACATCAGCAACAGCAACAGGAACTACAGTTTCTCTTCCATCCGTTGAGTCAAAGCTGTCTGAGAGTTTTTTACCGTTGATGTCAAGAATGGATAAAAGATACTTTAATTCAATGATGGATACACGACAACCAATGGCGTATGATACCGAAAATAACTTTGGAAAAATATAAAGTATAAAATATAAAGCACATACTTACACTTATATCACATCGCATAAACATAGTCAATACAAATCAAATGTAAAATTATCGTCACCTGTAATTTGTTGCAAAATGTGTCTTGTGTATGCACGTTTTAACGCGCCTGTTTCATAGTAATTATAAAAGCAGTCTTGCAAACTTAAGTCAGTAGTACTCATATCTCCTGTTTTCTCAAAATTTGCTTGCAGAACGTTGGTAAATTTAGAAAGTACGCATTGGTATTCACATTCTGGTAAAATATTTCCAATAAATGTGCCTTTGAATCGTGGATTTGAAACCACGTGGGAACCGACATATTCAATCAAGTATTGTTTTCCGACACAAAGGTCGCGGGCATCAGTTTTTTTCAGTGGAGGAAGAGTCATTTGCATTTACGACGCTTACTATTCAAATAGAAAAAGATCAATTTTATAATAAATAAAATATAAAATTGATATAATTTAATATTTAGATATTATAGCATTCAATTATTTTACACCTCCTCTCCTCATTGTTATTATTATGACAGATAACACCGCCCTTCTTCAAAGCATTCAAGCAATAAATGAAAATATAAAAAAAGCAAACAACTCGTGTGATGATGATTGTATGATTGCAAGACGTCGACGTGAATTAAAAGATGCGTATATAGCTGCAGAGATAAATTTAAGAACTGCTCCTGAAAAATACGCTCAAGCTCAACACAACTACTTGCTTGACATAAATGGTCCAAAAAAATATATCGAATTAATAACTAAACGATATGAAAATAATGCAAACCAAGACATTAAAAAACTTGAAGAGGAGCACAATCAGATAATGAAAGAAGTTGGTCTAGGACTTACAACAATTGGGAATCAAAACGTTCAAATTGTCAACTCGGAAATTTATAGCAACCTACTGGACTCTAATAAAAAAAACGTTGAAGCCGAAACTGCGGTGAATCTGCAAGATGTTCTTGTTAGTAACCGCAAAGTGTATTACATGGAAAAAAAAATAGAATCGTTATCTTGGTGGTATTATATTGTACGAAGTTTGTATTGGATTTGCGTAATTGTTTGGATCATTGTGTATGTATTCTACTATCGCCAATTTAATAATCGTTCGATCATTATATTTGTTTTATTGTTTGCATATCCATTTTTCATGGTGTGGTTGTTTGTTCAAGCGCATTCATTATATAAATACATATTGAGTTTTATTCCGAGAGACATTTTTTTGAAATTTTAAATACTGTGAAACTTTATTGCGTGCACACTCTATAATACAGTGAATTTATCGCAGATTTACTTGGTCTGTCAATTCTGCAAACTTCGCCCGGTCTCATTCCAATTGCCAATGCGACGGGGTCATATCTCGAAATATCCGGAAGCTGTGACTTTTCCATTACATTGTATTTCTTCATCATTTCGCCAACTTCGTCGTCGCTTAAAATAGTGTGACGTGGGACGTACTGGTGGTTTAATATATTAAATTGCAACCGGTCAAGTGAGAGCAGCACAATAAAACGTCCTTTTAAAAATAGTTGATTCAAAACTTGGTTCATGGTCTTAATTTCTTGTTTCGTTATAATAATCAATGTATCCTTTTCTGTGAGAACGGTGTCATTCGCATTCACAGATAACCCCGATCCTCCAATTTCGCCGCCAACACCTAAATCAAACAAGTCTTCGATTAAGTCGCTAATGTGACTCACGCTCAATGTTTTTTCTAAATGAAATTTCACATACGTTTTTTCATTTTCACCTCCAACATTCTTGGATTTTGCTGATCCTTTTGATTTGTTTTCACTTTTTTTTTCAACCAACATGTCCAACTGTTTATGTGTGTTCATAGCATTCACTTCATTCACACCAAAATTGGCATATCCTTCTGTATCATACCCTCTTGATGAAAGTAATTCTAGTATTGTTTTTCTTGCAGTATAAAGTCGAGAGATTGTTTTGCTTGCGTTTGATGCCATTGTCTTGCAATTAAATATGATTTTATTTTAATATAAGTATATATTGTATAATTTTAATTCAATTTTTTATTTATTGATTTTATATAAATAATGTTCTATTAAATTGAAAAATATAAAATCAAAAATATAAATTCAAAATAAAAAAATATACCATGTTTTATTTATGAAAGATTAAATTTTAGTGAATATCATTTAGTGAATATCAACATGAGTTAAAAAGTGACGCCTGCAACACATTTTGTTAAATCCAATGTCATCAAGAACTTGTCCTTCGGGTGTTTTTTTTATGTTGTGTTTCGTCAAATAGAGAACATTGTCTATGGCTACATCGTCGCCTCCGGGTTGTTCTTCAAGTTTCTTCTCTCGAACTTTGTTGAGGTAATACCTATACTTGTCGGCGATGACTTTTCCGCATGTTACGCATTTCACCGGGATTATCATTTTTGTGAATAGTTTTGAGTTATTAGTATAAGTCTGTATATATATTTATATCAATTTTTATTTTATTCGAAAATGTAAATTGATAAATCAATAAATAATAATTAATAAATAAAAATGCATTTTATGGTTATACCGTTTGTTGATCCTCTTATTCCATATTTTATTTTACTCTATAAACATTTGCTTCCTACTCCAGCATTTCCCTTGTAATAGTAACAATCAATATCTATTTTTTTACCGGCATCATCATATTTGAACGTAATCCCACTTTTATCTCCGGCGCGACATTTTCCATCCGGGTTGTCGCTTGTCACTGCCCATCCGCAACAGTCTGCATTCAAACATGACGACTTTTGAAAAACACCGCACTCATTATCGAGATCGGTCATTGGAGTATTTTTCAGTGCATGCATTTTACAAAATCCGGATTTCAATTTTTTCTTCAAGTCAGTGGTTGGTTGGCTAAGCAAGTTATTTGCTAAAAAAGATGGAGTGTGAGTGGTGTCGCCATCGTTGGTCATGTCATTCGTATCACTTGTCTCACTCGTGACAGTCATTCCTTCAATGACAATTGTTTTTGACCTGCCCATCGGTTGAGAACTTAGGTCAATTTTGGTCATGTATATATAAACCAATATTCCAAAAATAACAAGCGATGTTCCAAAAATATATGCAAAGTTATTGTAAATAAAAGAAAATAATAAACCAATGAATGAAATTAAATATGCAAAAATGTTGTCATACACCTCAGGCTGTTCTTTATTTTCAGGTGGTGCAGATAAAAATGAATTTACACTGTCCATTTATGTTGTTTGAAATTATTTTATTAATTATATAATTATTTTACACTATATATAATTATATAACATTATTAAACATTTGCATCAACAAAAATAAAATTTATATTTTATTAAATATTTATTAAAATATATTCAAGTTTTTTATTTTACTTGGATGATTTTGTTCTTCTTCTTTTTGTTTTTTTTGTAGTTTTATTTTCACTTTTGTTCCTTACATTTTTTTTTGATCTTAAATTTAATGTGGGAAATTTGTAGCTAACAAAACATATCGCAGTAAATACCGACCCGTGTTTTTTTGTCACGTTTAAATTTTCATACTCGAATAATTTTCCAGGGTGAATTATATAACCACTGTCTGTAACATTATCTTTATACAGTTGCAGATTTCCACCCCCTTTTACTTTTCCGTATCCTCTTCTCTCAATGATGCCGGTAACAGATTCGGCTAAAGAAGCTTCGGTATCTTGTTTTGTTCCAGAACCTGCATACTCCACAGCGAATCCACCTAAATGTTTTCCATTGGGATCAGTCACGGACGTGGTCATTACGGCGGCGCTTATTTTCGAACCTCTTTTCCCGTTTGACTGCGCTTTAATGCATTCAAGCACTTCGCCCCATTGAAGTCGTTTCAGTCCCTCTTCTTTTGAGATTTGTTTCGAATCGGTTGGCATAACGCTTGTGTATTCAATTACGTTTACATTTTGAATTCCCGCTTCAAACAATGCAGCATCATAAGAACCGGTTTCATAAGGTAACCCTTCAGATCCGGCATTAGATTCTCCTTTTCCTTTTGTTATAAAATATTCATATGGAACCCTGTTACCTAAAATTATCATAATAATGAATTTTTATATTTGTAATATACAAACATAATAAATAATAATATTTATATAATATTTATAATATTGTTTGTCACATGTTTGTGTGTTCACTGCTACTAGGGGAACCGGTTCTCCTAACAAGAGGGAAGAGTCCTAGGGGAACTGGTTCCCTTAAGAATATACCCATCAGTACCCGTTGTTAAAACGCGTCTGAATTGTTGGCCACCGGTTCCATGCATTTTTAAATGGCACGATTCACAAAGCGTCATCAAGTTTGCAGGATGATTTTTATGAAAATGCTGAATAAAATTTGCTTCATCGGCTTCTTTTTGGTGTTGCAAATGATGCACTTCTTCGCCCAAATTCTGTTTGCATAATTCGCACATTCCTTTTATTTTATGCGCGTTGAAGTGGCTCGGTTTAAAATTTAAATCCCCGGCTTGTTTTTTGTCGCGATATTTCAGCCGAATGTCATTCGCCATTTTCAAGAAATCGTCGGGCAAGTGCAGCGATTTGCACACTTCCAGCCCGTACATGCTCGGTCCAGCTCCGTCGCGTAACTTCCGGTCATATACCAGCATGTCGCGCGCCTTGTCATATGTTACCGCCATGTGTTTTGTAACAAGGCCGCCCCCGCCATCAAGTTGCATCTGAGCAATTTCTTCGTAGTCAACGATTTCGTGCATGTGGGTCGCAAACACAAAACAACTTTTTAGCGCGTGTAGCTTTTGTAAACCGGCAACAAATATGCTGATTGCCGAGTCGATTTCTGTGCCTGAACACAGCTCGTCTCCCAAAATCAAACTGTTTGGGTCGGCGCATTTTAAAATAACCCGCAGTTCCGACATTTCCACCGCGAATGTTGACATCCCTTTGAATAAATTATCATTGCCTAATATTCGCGTCATAATATTTGAATACGGAAAATACGTAAAAGCAGAACATGGCACATATAACCCCGCCTGAGCCATAATGATGCAAATTCCTAGTGCGCGAATCAGGCTCGTTTTTCCAACGGCGTTTGTTCCGTAAAGCAGCATGCCGCGCTCACCGAGTCCTAGCGAAATGTCGTTGCAAACATACAGCTCGTCCTCGTTGATTCTTTCAATCAAACAATGACGAATATCACGAGCATCCACAAATGAAGCTGCTGGTGTTTCCTTTTCACCACCGTTTTGCTTTATCACGGGTTTGCAATACTTGTACGTGCAAGCAACGTGCGCCTGATTTTGCATCAAGTCAACATCGGTCACAAAAGAAATCACCGTCTGAAGTAACTCTTGATGTTCTTTCAAACCGACCACAAATGCGCCAAAAACAGTCCCGATTTCATCCCGAATTTTACTCCTTGTCTGACTAATGGAGCTACACACGCTATGTATTTTTTCATGAATAAATGTAACAATGCTATTTCCCGCCTTTACAAATTGTAACAATGATAAATCAAAATCGAATGTTTTCAACGTCGCGGAATCAATTGATTTGTAGCTTAATGTGGAAACACACTGTTTTGCCTTTACTCGTTTTGCAATTTGGTCGAGTAGAATTTTGCTGCGCCGGTCGGTCGTTTGAATACTTAGTCCTAACTTTTCAGTTTCGTGTCTTTTTACAAATTCTTTTTCTTTTGAAGATGAGGATTTCTCTCCGAGCGCAATGAGTTCATTGCAGTGCGCGCGAATGGACTCAAAAATGGAAAAACCGTCTTCATGCGCAATAAATGTGGAATCGAGTTCTTTGCTCACTCCTGGTTGAATAAAACAGTCTTCATATTTTAAATCAAAGTCGAGAGAATCTATAGTTTTGCATTTATCAATAATAAAATGTGAATCAATTTCTTTTTTTATTTTTGCGCAGAATTCTGTGATTCTCTCTGGACATGCATCCGCATTTATATATTTCAGCAGCGTTTGGTCGCATTTCATGCCCTCATACATTTCATTTATAATTTCAAGACTCGTATAAAGGATGTGGAGAGATTTGGGATAAATCTTTTCCAAATAAATCTTACGATGCAGTTTTTCAATGTCTTTGACATTTTCGAGCGCTGTCCTCCAGTTCAAATACTTTTTACTTTTTGTTGTATCTGCGCCTGTCAGTCCAAGTATGTATTCTGTAATGTCATATTCGCGCTGAATTGCAGCCACGTTGAAAGATGGGTGCAACAGCCGATAATAGAATCGTCTTGATCCCATTGGTGTTTTACAATGGTTTAACAAATTGTACACTGACGAGCATTTTCCGGATTTTGAACTGGAAGAGCCAACCGCGTCAATGATATTCAGCTGTTCAAGTGTATGATTTGCTAGAATCATTCGGTCTGATTTATTTTCAAACACAGGCTCTGTTATTTTATGCGTCAAGTGCGGATTGTGTTCATGAATGAAATGAAGAAGAAATATAAATGACTGAATTGCAAATTCATATGCGGAGTAAGATTGAAAAAAGGAAGTGCAAATATGAAACGAAAAAAACTTTCCCAACATTTCTTTTTGGTAAGTTTGTTTTTGACAATTTTTTGCTTGAGTGTAAAATGGATGGGGCTGTGACGGGGGCTGTTGCATGTTAACGTGGTGAACCGGGTTGGCACAAGCGCGCATGTTTGCAAAAATAATAATGTCTTGAATTTCGTTTGTAGAGAGATTCGAAATAATAATAACTTCGCTGGGTTGAAAAGAAGAAACAAATCTCTCCATCTCATCATATGTTGTTTGATTATGAGAGGCGTTTATTTCAGATTCGTATTCGAAACATGTAGTTCGTCCAGTATATATGTCAATATTTGACATTCCCATAATAATTTTTGAACCACCAACTCCAATATTTACACGTTCAATCCAAAAACAACACGTGTTATTAGAGAGACACATCGCAGATTCAGAATCATTCGAAAAAAATGTGCCCGGCGAATAAATACAATGCAAACTTCGCGTTGTATTTGAACCTTGTCCGGCTTGCACATACACAATTATTGTGTATCCTAATTCTTGCATCTTTTTTACATATCTCTCCAAACTATAGTCCCTGAAATTACAGGAAAATGGAAATCCTGCCATGCACCTACCATTTGTTATCGAAAAATTTAAATCACATGCCGAACAAAACTCCTTCATGTTTGCATCACTAATATTGCCATTAGAATCTGTTTTTGAATAACACTCAAAAAATGAACCCACTTGCATTAATAAAATGGTTTTTTCTCCGTATTTGTGTGCATATTCGCTGGATAGTCGAAAGTAATCGTCAGTTAATGACATGCAGAATGTGACTTTTGTGATGATACAAGCTATTAATAACTATGTACATGAATCTAAGTTGTTTCACCATATAATATATATTGCACACCACACCCAAATGCTAAATTTTTTTTATACTATCACTTAGATAATTATGAATAAATACGTCTCCGTTTGTATTTACAATTTCACCTGTCATATTACATTCTTCGTATATTTTTCGTAATATATTTGATGGAGCTGTAGATCCGAGTTTTAATAGGTTGTTTTTAATAAGTGCATTTTTCACGTCATAAATTGGAACATTTTTTAATTCACGCTGTGCATTTTGAATTATTTTTCTAGTTTTATTGTTTTTAATTAGAATACTTATCTTATTGCCATGTTTTCCAAGTTTGTATTTTTTAATTGTCGTTTTTCTTCGAACTTGTTTGAGTTTTCTTGGTTGAGGTTTATATTTTTTTATTTTATTATGGTGACTGGTTTTTTTTAGGTGATTGGTATTTTTATTCTCATGATTATTAATGTTGATGTTGTTGTTATCGAATGATTTTTTTTTTAATGTTTTATTGTAAAATTGTCTGTATGATGGTTTCATTCCGCCTTTCATTGCTCCATATGGAACATCGTCGTTGAGTTTAATGATCGAATGGTTTTTGTCAGTGTCAGTTTTTACATCATCATGACTGTTGTCAGTGGTGATATAGTTGTCATATTTCAAAGATGAACGAGGTGGAGGCGGCGGAGGCGGAGGCGGAGGCGGAGGCGGAGGCGGAGGCGGAGGCGGCGGAGGCGGCGGAGGTGGCGGCGGAGGTGGCAGCGCTTGAGACACTTCATGAGGCGGTAGTGGAGGTGGTGGAGGAGGCACCATGGCAAAGTGAGGAGGAGGATCAGCAGGTATGTTTAATTTCAAATTAGATAAAGACTGTTGCAGTTCTTGTAGTTGTTGTGTTAAACGCATGGGTGATGTTGTTGCAGATGCAGATAATAATAATGGATCGACGCGTTTAACATTCGTTTCCGTGTCTGTGACCATGTTTGCGTTTATTCCTGTAGTATTTGTAATATTTGATGATATTGGAAGCATTAAATTAGATGGTACATCTAGTGTAACATTTTGAAGTTTACTTGAACTATTATTGTGATATTTTCGCGTTAATGAAGGCGGATGTGTATTTTTTTTGAATTTTTTTAAATAGTCGATGGATGCTTCAAATTCTTTTGAAAAAATGTTTGTATATTTTTCTCTATTAAATGGCTCTTTTTGGTGTTTGTCGTTGTTATAGTTATTGTTATTATTGTTAGTACTGTTAGTACCGTCATTATTACTAAAATGAACAGGAATAGAATGGGTTGTTGTTGCATTTTTTGTTTCTTCTCTCTTTTGCTTCAATAATTTAATTAAATTATTTTTAAGTTCGCTGGGTTTTATAAATTCGGGAAGTTTTCTGTTTTTTTTGATAGATCTATTTCTTTTTTGTGAAAATGATGGATTTAAATGTTCGCGGTTGATAGTTATCTTTTTTTTTATTTCGGTCATTTATTTTTTTTTGTTTTGTTGATTAGTTCTTGACTAGTTTTTGTATGAATGAATGAATATGAAATGGATTGGTATTTTTTTGATACTAGTATTTTTTTGATATTATATTTATTATATAAAAAAATACATTATTTTGGACACATCTTTTACTTTACAATAAATATATAAATTAATTTATATTATATCATAAAAGATTTAAATATAAATTGATTTATAAAATAGTCAGAACGAACATTATAAAATGGCTCTTTCAACTTCAAGTTCACACATGAAAATGAGTAAAAAAAACAGGACTGAGGGAGGTTCCGAAACAAAGTATGATGAGTATGATGATTATGACGACAGTCAGACCGAATATTCGGAAGCGCCTTGGATAATTATAAGTTCATATTTTCAGGATCAACACTTGAAACGTTTGGTCAGACACCAAATAGAGTCGTACAATGATTTTATAGGTGTTCAAGTTGAGAGAACAATTCGAATGTTCAATCCAGTGATGATTGCGTCAGAGCAAGATTATGATAAAAAAAATAAAAAATATAAATTGGAGATTGAAATTACGTTTGATAAATATCATCTTTATCGTGCTCAAATTCATGAAAATAACGGTGCTACGAAACTCATGTTTCCTCAAGAGGCGCGTTTAAGAAATTTTACATATGCATCTACAATGACAGTGGATGCAAATATAAAATACATTGTTCGTTCAGGAGAACAACTAGATAATGTGCAAACATTTCACAAGGTGTTGCCCAGCATTCACATTGGTAAAATGCCAATAATGCTGAAGTCATCGGTTTGCATCTTGAATCAGTATGCTCACATTAATAATTCCGAGACGGGAGAATGTTCATATGATGCAGGTGGTTACTTTATTATAAATGGAAGTGAAAAGACGGTGCTTGGTCAAGAAAGAGCGGCTGAAAACAAAGTGTATTGTTACAATGTTTCTAAAGGAAATACGAAATGGATGTGGCTAGCGGAAGTTAAGTCTGTGCCCGATTTCAAATGTATTTCTCCGAAGCAAATTAATATGATGATAGCAAGCAAGAATAATGGCTTTGGGTTTCCGATTTATGTTCAGATACCGCGTGTGAAACAACCGATTCCTTTGTTTGTGTTGTTTCGGGCGCTGTCCGTTTTATCGGACAAGGAAATATGTGAAAAGATAGTGTTTAATATTGAAAACAAGGAAGGAAATAATGAATCAATACTTATGGCACTTCGCGCGTCTGTTATAGATGCCAACACGGTTGTTACTCATGAAGATGCGATGCGTCAAATTACATCCATTGTCATGTTTACTCCTTTGAACATGGATAAAGAAACAGGAGCAAGAAAGAAACGCGATTTTGCAGTTGAAATTTTGAATTCCGATTTGTTTCCTCACTGCAGAACTCAGGCACAAAAGATATATTATTTGGGGTATATGGCTTCACGAATTATTAAATGCAGTTTAGGCATTGTCAAACAAGATGATCGCGACTCATACATGAATAAGCGCATTGATTTGACAGGCGTTTTACTTAATAATTTATTTCGAAACTATTTTAATAAGGTGGTCAAGGATATGACCAAGCAGGTCATTCGCGAAATTAACACAGGCTCGTGGAGGTCGACTGAAGACTACTTGAATATTATTAACAAGACGAATGTGTACAAGATAATCAAGTCAACAACAATTGAAAATGGAATTAAGCGCGCGTTGTCGACTGGAGATTTTGGAATCAAAAATGTCAACACAAATAAGGTGGGCGTCGCTCAGGTTTTGAATCGTTTAACATATGTGTCGAGTTTGAGCCACCTCCGTCGTGTAAGTACGCCGATTGACAAAAGTGGGAAACTGATTCCGCCGCGAAAACTTCATAACACAACATGGGGATTTTTGTGCGTCGCTGAATCTCCGGAAGGCGCAAGCGTCGGTGTCGTAAAAAATATCAGCTACATGTCGCACATCACCATTCCGAGTCATGCCGATTCGCTTCACAAGCAGGTTGAACCATATATTCAGTCTCTTGAAACAATTGTAAATTGTGGCGAGCTCGTTGATGCAGTAAAGATATTTGTAAATGGTGCGTGGGTAGGAATAAGCAGAAAACCGGTTGAACTTTACAATGCCTTCAAAGATAAAAAGAGCAAGGGCATTATCAACATTTACACGTCGGTTGTCTTTGACATTCGAAACAAGGAGATTCGAATTTGCAATGACTCAGGACGAATTATGCGCCCGGTTTTGCGCGTAAAAAATAATCGCACGTTCATCACATCAGACATTCTGCGCAAATTGGATCGCCGTGAAATCACGTGGGATGACCTGGTGACCGATTGCAGAATTGATAATGCAATTATTGAATACATTGACCCGGAAGAGCAGAATTTCAGCATGATTGCAATGAAACGCACAGATTTGAAAAATGGGTTGAATCCGAATTCACAGTTCAACTACAATTATACCCACTGCGAAATCCACCCGAGCACTATTTTTGGAATCTTGGCATCGTGCATCCCGTTTCCAGAGCACAACCAGTCGCCCAGAAATACCTATCAATGCGCCATGGGTAAGCAGGCGATGGGAATGTACGTCACCAACTTTTATAACCGCATGGACAAGACGGCCTACGTCTTATCCAATCCCATGCGCCCCCTCGTAGACACCCGCGTCATGCGCATGATTAAACTCGACGAGATTCCATCCGGCGCACCCGTCATCGTTGCAATTATGAGCTACACCGGTTATAATCAGGAAGACAGCATCCTTGTAAACAAGGGTGCAATCGACCGCGGTTTGTTCAGCGCAACCATTTATCACACCGAAAAGGACGAGGACAAGAAAATCAACGGCGACGAGGAAATTCGATGCAGGCCGGATTCTACAAAAACGAAGGGAATGAAGTTCGGAAATTATTCGAAACTGAACAGCAAGGGCGTTATTCCAGAAAATTCCGTCATTGAAAATCGAGACATTATTATGGGCAAGGTAATGCCCATTAAGGAAAACAGGAATGACCACACAAAAGTAATCAAATACGAAGACGCCAGTAAAATGCACAGGACAACGGAAGACTGCTACGTCGACAAGAATTACACGGAGCGCAACGGAGACGGGTACGTCATTTGCAAAGTCCGCATTCGCACCTTTCGTAAACCGGTCATCGGAGACAAACTCAGCAGTCGTCACGGACAAAAGGGCACCATCGGAAACATCATTCCAGAAATGGATATGCCATTCACGAAGAGCGGACAGCGTCCCGACATCATCATCAACCCCCATGCCATCCCATCCCGTATGACCATCGCCCAACTCAAAGAAACCCTCCTCGGAAAAGTCCTCCTCGAACTCGGCCTCTTCGGCGACGGAACCTCCTTCGGAGAACTCGACGTTTACACCATCCGCAACGAACTCCTAAAACTCGGCTACGAAAACAACGGAAATGAACTCCTTTATAACGGCCTATCCGGCGAACAAATCGAATCAGAAATTTTCATGGGACCTGCATTCTACCAGCGCCTAAAACACATGGTCAATGACAAACAACACAGCAGATCTATCGGACCCATGGTAAACTTAACGCGTCAGCCTGCCGAAGGCCGTTCGCGAGATGGAGGATTACGATTTGGGGAAATGGAACGTGATTGCATGGTATCGCATGGAGCTGCACGATTCACACGCGAGCGACTCTACGACGTTTCCGATAAATACCAGGTGCACGTGTGCTCAAAATGTGGAATGGTCGCAGCTTTTAACGACGCGCTTGGAATTCATTGTTGCAAGATGTGCGACAATCGCACCGATTTTGCGCTGGTTGAAATTCCTTATTCATGCAAGCTGCTGTTTCAAGAGCTGCAAACGATGAATGTAGTCCCGCGAGTTATGACGGAGTAACATTAGTCGCAAAACATGTTGGCAATAAAAAAAGCACCAACAAGTCCAAGTACTGCGCCTAAATGATAATTGTATTGCATTTTTTTATACACGCTTAACCATGCCTGTTTTTGTTTGTCTCCGTCAATATGAAGTATCATCCAGTCACTTTTTGGAGTGAGCATATAATAAAAATAATTCGTTGTAAAGGTTATTGCTCCAACGACGCATATAGTTGAAAACCGATTAATTTTATATGAATTTTTTGTCGCGCTTTTCCAAAATAAGAATAAAAGTGACAAGACAAGGCCTAATCCAAACCCTCTGAAATAAATTTGTCGACGTTCATCTGCAATTTTTTTATAGATTGCTTTTTGTTTTGTGGAGAGAACGGCCGTAAATTGTTGTATCGACAAGGTGCTATCTGAATTGTACATGGTGAAAATCATTGCAACGATGAACATTGTCGCAATAATGCAGCTTTTCATGCAGACCATTTTACAGTGGTTGTGAGTTTGGTGAGTTTAGTTATTATATTGTATGAAAATATTTTATTTTTATTTATAGATGGCATAATATCGTTGCAAAATCTCTATTAATACTAAATTTGCCAAATCATTATTTCCTTTTATTTCACAACATAAGATGGAAGATTTTTTATCCCTATAAATCTTAACAGTGGTTTGAACTCGGTCTTTTGGTATGTGGCAAATTTCAAACAGCATTATACCTTTCAACAGCAATTCGTCTTCATTGAGTTGAATGTTTGCAAAACCGTTATTAGTTTCTATGTCATATTGAAGCGTGTATCCATCTTCAGTATCCATGATTTTTTTATTAACGTCTTCGAGAGCAAGAACCATGTGCTCTAAATTTAAGTCAACCATTGCTTGCATTGTATAGATATAATAATATATGTATATGGAATTCTTTTTTTATATGTTTTTTGTAATTCAATTTTTATTTATTTTATAATATAATATTATATTAAATATACAAGTAAACAAGATGAAGATGATTTTAGGAGGTTTTTTTAACGGATTTGCTGCAAAGTTGATAGGAGGCGGTTCAAGCAAAACCGGAAGCGGTGGTCCGGAAGGTGGAAGCGAGCGCGAGATGCCGCGAGTAACGCTGAGAGAAGCGTGGAATGGTGCAGCTGCAACTGGAACTGTAAAAAATTTGCCAGTAGCTGCAACTCCATTTCGCGCTGTAAATAATGCTGGAGATTTATTGAATCGTAAAAATTATACTTCAGGCGGTCCAACGCAAATCAGTTCTTTAAGGGGCGGATTGAATGGGTGGAAGAAAATGGCGGGAGCAGTTCAACCACACCCTGATAACACCGGTATTCCATCTTCCACGTGCAATGTGAAATATGTGTATGACGGTTCGGATTACGTTACATTCAAGAAACTTCAGGCAATTAATCGCAACTATAATAATGCGAGCTTTGGCGGAAATTTGAACAGCGGTTCCCAGTCGGCATTTAGAGCAATTAGGCGCTTTTAATCAAGATGTAAAATTATAAATTCAAAATACAATATATTAATTAAGCATAATATATTATATCACAATAAGTTATATAACTAAAATGGTATTTAAATTAAAGTATAATTTCAATGGTCCTCCTGATAATCACATCTTGATAAAACAGCGTGGAAATAATGCAACGCTGACGAGCGTGAATCCAATGCCGCAACAATTTTACCCGTCATCAAATGACAGCGTATTTGCAATGGGTCGTCGCGCATTTGTTCAAACCAAGGGTGAGCCGAATGGTCCAAATAATGCGGATAACAAGGTTGCCGGGAAAGTGCGTGGAAATTTTGGAACAACGTTTAATCAAATACCGCCTCATAAACGCAATGGTTTAGTTGGAAAACCTATATCATTTCCGCAAGACAGTTCTCAACGAATCGAGCGTCTTAAAAATAATGCAATTGGCGGAGGGAGTATGAAAGTTGGTTTAGCAATAACAGCGCCCATGTCGTTTAAAAGCAATGACACAACCAGTCGTAATATAGCAATTCGAAGGTGTCGTGCCGGAGGCTGTGTTGCGCCAAAAAAGAAGGGTGCAAATAACTCATTCAAGTCTGGAGGGGGATCAATTTATACAAGTATAGGGAATCGTCAAATATTTGCTCCATAAATCAAAAGTAATGTAGCATTTTTATATTATATTAACCATCAAAAAAATAATAATATAATATAAAAATATATATATATAATAAAATTTAGTCAAATGAAAAGAGGAAGTCAAAAAAAAAATAAAAGAATGAATAAACGTAGCAGGACGCGGCGTCAACGTAAATATAGACGACGACAAATGTTTGGAGGTAATGCAATTATTGATCTTCTTAGTCCAACACCAAAATCTCTTGACACCTGTGAGAAAACTTATAATAGTTGCAAAGCCGATGTAAGTGACAATAATAATAAAGGAGGTATTTTTAGTATGTTTACTGGTTTGTTTGATAAGGATGATAAGGATAATGATTCATCTGTTAACACGTCGTCTTTGCCGGGCTTGTCATCATCGTCGCCAGTCTTGTCATCGTCTTCGCCAGAATTGTCATCATCTTTGCCGGGATTGTCATCATCAACGTATGAACCATCATCAACGTATGAACCATCATCAACGTATGAACCATCATCATCTTTATCATCATCTTCGCCAGAATTGTCATCATCTTCGCCAGAATTGTCATCATCTTCGCCAGAATTGTCATCATCTTCGCCAGAATTGTCATCATCTTCGCCAGAATTGTCACCTTCATCGTCTTTTATGTCGTCGCCATCATCTTTATCATCATCTTCGAGAGACTTGTCATTATCTGAACCAAACTTTGAACCAGACTTGTCGTCATCATCGACATCTGCATCTGAATCAGATTTATCTACACCGGTTGTGTCGTTACAATCTGAAAAATCGGATGAAGAGGACAAACCGCTGTTGTCTGCTGAACATGGTGGTGGCAGTATAAAGAAATATAAAAAACGAAATTCAAAGAGAAAAAATAATAGTAAAAAAAAAAGAAATAATAAAAAAACAAATAAGAAAAATTAATTACAAACCATTTAATAATGTAATGAATGTTATTTGTTACTTATTTACATATTTTGATATATTTTAACTGTCAATACATTTAGAATGTCATCTTAATATATAGATTAATACATGTTCGTTATAAGCAAGCACGCGAATGTGCGCTTGTGGTCTAGTGGGAAATATGGAAACTTCAAACTAAGCGACAACCTATGTCGCGAGTTCGAATCCTGACAGTTCCTCAAAAAAAAGGCTTCAAAGTAAGCTGAAAAAAAAATATGGAAAAATATACCCAAAATAATCCCCTATAGCTCAGCGGCAGAGCGTCTAAAACACCGTCGTCTATCACCACGACTCGCAAGAGTCCGAATTGAAGATGGTTATCGCCTTATAAGCGGAAGGTCACAGGATCGAAACCTGTTGGGGGAATACTTACACTTCAGCAGCTTTACAGAAGCTGCTCGTCATAGCTAAGTGACGTACCGTATGTAAAAACACAGCCAAGTCTATAAACCACTCCCATGGCGGGCGGCTTATCGTCGAACACAATTAAGACACTCACAATGTCCGAAAGTTTGATGGTTATCTCTTTCTCATTAAAAGGCGAGCACAGGATCGATACCTGTGGGTGGTACTCAACGGGGATGGCGCAGAGGGAGCGCGCGGGGCTCATAACTCCGAGGTCCTAGGTTCAAACCCTAGTCCCCGTATTTTTTTTTTACTTTGAAATAAGGTGCAAGGAAAATGAGTTACTGGCATTTTTGTCAGTAATTCATTTTATTTTTTATTATATCTTTGAATAAATCGATACAACACATAAAGTGAAAATATGCTGATGCAAGCATAAAATGCTTTTACGTAGATGTCATCCGGTAGTTTTGAAAAATCGATTTGATCAAATCGATAACCCGACTTTTTTGAATCTTTTTTCTTTTTTTGTTTTATTTTATTTTTTGGGACCGCTGCATACTTGTACTTGCATTTTGATTTTTGTTTTGATGATGTTGATGACGATGATGACGAGCACGAATCCGAGTCATCACCACCACCACCACGACCGCTGTAGTTTATAAATGTTTCAGTACATGTTTGCGTCGGGTCTGCCGGGTTTCTTTTATCAGGAAAAGTGCACGGGTCCATATTTTTAACATCGGCAACTGCGACAAATTTAGTGTCGGTTCCAATATTGTCTTGTCCGGTGTCATTTAAATTTGCGTCGGTTACAGGAGTAACCGTGGCGAGCGTAACTGACATGCACGGCGGATTTTCGCCCATCATAAATGACTTGAAAATATTTAGCGGATTTAGTTTTGCTAAATCGCCTAGCGTTCCAGGAATTAATCCCTCAAATTCTGTAAAGTCAGTTCCGCCTAGACCCGATGATATAAATGGGATGTTTCCGCTTGGAACATTATTAATATAAATATATCGGTCAACTAGATTGTTTGATGCAACGTCAGTACACTGACCGCCTGTTTTTAAAAAGAACTTATCACCTAAAGGTCCGCCTGTTGTAGAACCACCTTTTCCAGTCACAAGCACTTCAACATAGTTGATCAATCCGCCAATATTATTAGCAAGTGCGTCAAAAGTTCCTTGGTCTGACATCCCCATATCTGATGGTTTTAATATGCGTTTCCAGTATAAATAGTCGGGACCCAGCAAATTTTGTTCCATCCCTTTCATATCCGTCATAATATCTGAAAAAAAACCCGACATTGCAATAAATATGTAGTTGTAATTGAAATAATAAATGAATGAAATTTAACTTTGGAATATATATATATAATAATTATTTAAATAAAATAATATTAATATAATAGTAATAAAAAAAATATTCAGAAAAATGAATGGTGGAAGCAGAAGCGAAAAAACAGAAATGAAACTTTTGAATAAAAAACAAACAACACACGGAGAAAAATTAGATGCAGATGCTGAGGATGCATTAAATACATTAAAGGCGACTTTAAAAACGGGAGACTTGTTGGTTTGTGATAACTTGCAACATAATTCATGGGGAATATTTAGCTGGTTTATTAAATTTATGACACAAAGTGATTATTCTCACGTTGGAATGATTGTGGTTGACCCGGATATGACAACCCCCAAGTTGAAAGGCGTGTACGTTTGGACGTCGGGAATATCAGACACACCTGATCCAGAGGACAATAAAAAAAAATTCGGTGTTCAGTTTGTCGAGTTTGATGAGTTTTTAAAAACATATGAGGGGAAAATTTATCTTAGACGTCTCAGATGTGAAACACAAGAGCAATATCACAAACTATTTAACGCAACAACATTACAAGAAATTCATAAAGTAGTTTATGATAAGCCGTATGATATCGTGGTAACCGACTGGTTAGAGGCGTATTGTAAAAAAGATGCAAATCCGCAAAAAACGTCGCGATTTTGGTGCAGCGCATTAATTGGATACATATACACCAAGTTAACGCTTTTTGACGATAGTTTAGATTGGAGCATATTGACACCGAGTTATTTTTCAAGCGAAAATAAAACATTTAAAATGTTGCACAATGTGAAACTTGAAAAGGAATATCAAATTTGGGGATGAATATAGGGTTTACAATACATTAATATAATGAATTAAGAATATAATATAAAATTGAATCTATATATATAAATAATAAGATATCAGTAAAGAAGAAGAAACTTGTAAACATGTCAAAGCCGCAAAAACAACAGTCACATCAAGATTGGGAACCCATTGTTTTCAATAAAAAATCATCAGAAAAAACTGCTTCGGCAACAACTCCAAAAACTTCGTCGTCGTCGTCGTTGGCATCCGTTGGCATTTATGCAGCCGCATCAGACGACGATGTTAAAAAAACGAAATACGTGTCAAAAAATACTTCACTGGCTGTTAGTGCAGCAAGATGCGAAAAAAAAATGACGCAAAAGGAATTGGCAAAAAAATGCAATTTCGACGTTTCGGTCGTTTCTGAAATTGAAAGAGGAACGTGTGTATATAATCCGATACATGTGAATAAAATACAAAGTATTCTTGGAGTAAAAATACCGAGAAATTAATTCGAATAAATAAATAAATAACTTAAAATTATTAATTTATTTATATTTATTTAGTATAGTTTATATTTTTTTTATAACTGTACACATTAAACCATTCTTTGTACGTAATCACGCTCAGTCATGAGTCGGAGTGAAATTTCGGAACTGTTTCATTCACAGTTGGAGTCTGTTTTTAAAACTTTTCATTATGATGCCACCTTTTTAAAGTGTCTTCGTATTCATAATAAGGAAATTATTGTAAATTTTCCTATTGTGTTAGATGATAATCGGGTTGAAATTTTTACGGGGTATCGTGTTCAACACAATAACTGGTTGGGTCCATACAAAGGCGGGTTGCGTTTTAGCGACGAAGTCCACCTGGAAGAGTGTAAAGCGCTGGCATTTTGGATGACAATAAAATGCGCCCTTCATAATTTACCGTTTGGCGGAGCAAAGGGGGGTGTCATGTATAATCCAAGAAAGTATTCAGAAAATGAAAATCGGAATATTTCGAAGGCATTTTGTGCCGCCATTTATACAAACATTGGGCCAACTCTTGATATACCGGCACCGGACATCGGAACGTCGAGTCAAACAATGGACTGGATGGTTTCCAAATATCAAGAGTTGAGCAATGATGCGAGTAATGCGGCAAATACGAATAAATTAAATGTAGGCTGTTTTACCGGTAAAAGTGTGGACTGTGGAGGGTCATTAGGACGAAACCATTCTACTGGATTGGGCGTTGCACTAACAATTGATTACTGGAATAAACATCATAAGGATTTTATTGATGCTCCTCTTACAACATACATTTTACAAGGTTTCGGAAATGTTGGCGTGTGGACGATGCATTTTTTAAACCAGTTTGGTTTCAGATGCTTGGCAGTTGGCGACCACACCGGATATTATAAATTTAATGACGCGTGTGGTGGCATTGATATTGAAATGTTGAAAAAATATAATACTGATAACCGAGGACTGCTCCATGTAGAGACTTCGCCCGAATTTAAATGCGTGGAGAAAATAAGCGAACAAGATTTTTGGAAAATGAAATGTGACATTATAGTTCCCGCTGCAAAAGAGCTGCAAATAACAAGAGATGTTGCCCAAAACATCGATTCTAGTTGCAGGCTTGTTGCTGAAGGTGCAAATGGACCAACAACTGCCGAGGCTGACGCAATCCTGCTTGAAAGAAACATTGAAGTAATACCTGATGTGCTCTGCAACAGCGGGGGTGTGATTGTGAGTTATTTCGAATGGGTTCAAAATAATTCAAACGATTATTGGAGGTTGGATGTGGTTGAAGAATTGTTGACAAAAATGTTGCATAATACTTGTGACAAATTATTTATTTTAAAGGACCAGTATCAACAATACAAACACAGCAACAGAACCTTGGCTTACAAAATATCGGTTGATACTTTGTTTCATAATTCATAATAAAAAATAATAATAAAAAATAATAATAAAAAATAATAATAAAAAATAATAATTTTTATAGTCCCGTGCTATAGTCCCGTGCTACCAAACCCCCCTGCACCTCTATCTGTTTTTACCAGCTCTTCAACTTCTTCCAATTCGTTTGTGAATATTCTCTCAAAAATCAGTTGTGCAATTCTGTCGCCCGTTTTTATTGTAAAATCGTATGCCCCGTGGTTGAACAGAATAACTTTTATTTCACCCGTGTAGTCGCTGTCAACAACTCCGGCGCCAACCTGGATTCCGTATTTGAACGTCAACCCGCTTCTCGGTGCAATTCGCGCATAACATTCTTTTGGCACCATGATGGAAATGCCAGTGGAAATGGCGCACCATTTTCCAGGCGGAATGGTTGCATCAACAGATGAACTAATGTCCAGCCCGGCGCTGCCTTCGGTAGCTCTTTTAGGTACAACTGCGTGTGAAACTAGTTTTTTCACTTGAAACATTTTGAAAACGAATGAATTATATAAAAGTATATAAAATTATATTTATACTTTTATATACAATATATTTATATATATATTTTTTAGATGGCGTTAGTTGTTGCGAGTTTATTACAAAGGGATGCGGTGTTGCGCTCGATTGGTGCTACAAATTCAAAAATATACGAAATTCTATCAGAATACATGTGCGGAGAGACGTATATTAAATCAAAAATGGAAAAAATGGACATTATTTATAAATTGGAAGTAATTGAAAGTTATATTTCAGAATTGCCAGAAATGGTTCATGAAAAAGCAAGCATACATAAAGCATTGACGGGCATTCATGAAATGTGCACGAAATTGCACAATGAACTGGATGCAATTTTAAAAAAGATAAAGATGCATAATGAAAAATACTTTTATTACTTGAGGACATTTGACATTTCATCGGATTTATCGAACCTCGAAACTCATGTTTATAATTTAAATCACAGATTCAAAATGTTTTTAGGGTTGATGAATGCAAACGGTGCCGTGTGTGGAAATTGAAATTGAAAATATTACATACTAACACCCTAAAAAAATTGGTAAAAGCAAATCAAATTTTTGCATTTTTGTATTATTTTTTTCATTGTTAATTTGGCGTGTAAAATGTGCAAAGGTGTAAAATAAATAATAAATAATTATGATAATTTATATAAACATATATGCAGATATTACACATATATATTTATAACATTTGATTTTATTTTATTATGACAAATCAATCCGAAACTGCAACACATGACCAAGGTGGTGATGGTGGCGCCGCATGTGCGGAAGCTGTAAATATGGTTACAGTGTTGTATAATAAATACAGTAGTATGCCAAATGTTCAACAAAAATTGATTCATCACATTACAGATGTGTTGCCGACGATTCTTGAAACGACTGTTCTACAGTATCACCAGAGAGAAGAGAGAAAAAAGTCACTTGAAGAAAAATCGGATGAATTTATTGAAGAATTTCTTGCAAAAACGCGTTATTTTTATTATTCTGGAACCGAGTTATTTTTTATTTATTCTGAAGATAAAGTGTACGAAGTGATAAAAGAGGACAACATTCAACATTCTATTTTAACAACCATTAGTGCAAACCACAAAGAGCTGATGCCGTGGAAATACAAAATAAAAATACAAATCATAAAACGAATTCGAGAGAATAATATATTAAAATCAATACCAGAGTCAGAAACTATTCAAAATGTTATACAATTTCTCACACCTGTTTTGTTTAACAATAAAGATGCAGTGAAATACTTTCTTACAGTCCTCGGGGACATTCTGCATAAAAAAAATTCACTTCATTATTTTATTAACTCAAAAACTTTTATTCCTTTTATAAAAGAATTGAACCAGGAGTGTTACAAGTACTATGGTATTAATTTATTACCTCACTTCAAATTCAAATACTATGAACACGCGAATGAAGATTGTCGACTTATAAATGTGTGCGAGCTATCAAATGCTTATAGTGATTATTTTAAATCACACATTATTCCTCACATTATTGATTTATTTTGCGTCGCATCTCATTACTCAACCCGATATGTATGTGCTGACTTGTTTTTGGATAAATATTGTAACGACTATTCGGTAATAAATCATGCATTGTATTTAAAAAGAAATACCAATATTGAAATTGTGGCGCGATTTATTCATGAAACCACGGAAAAGTGTCCTGGTTATAATATAACGTGTAAAAATATGTTATATTTATGGAAGATATTTATTGAAGAAGAGAATATTCCAAATATATTTTTCAATCATTCTCTCCAACAACTGTTATCAACACATTGTGAAGAGTTGAACTTGGAATTTGATACTGCTGCGGCCGCAGCCACCAGTTTATCGGATAATAACACAGTCATAAAAAATAGAACGAGCAAACATTTACCATTTGTTTGTAATTTTATGACATTCTGGAACACTTATATTATAGATTTCAATAATTCGGAAGTGGAAGAAGAAGCGGAAGAAGAATATGAACTAGAATTGGACGAGTTGTTGTCGTTATTCAACAAGTCAATTAAACGGTCTGCGACAACGCTGTTGCACAATAATGTCACGGATAAAATGTTACTCGGGCTTATAAAACATTATTACCCGGACATTATAATAGAAGATGACAAGTATTTGATTCACGTGGGATGCAGGTCAAGTATATGGAATAAAAGAGGAGAAATAGAAGAATTTATAAAAAAATACAAGGAAACAAAAATGGAGAGTGCAAATGCAAGTCAGTCATTGTACGCAATTTATCAGTGTTATTGCAAATATGCGTTTGATAAGGAGTATAATATCATTAGCAAACGATGGTTTGAAAAGTATTTCATGTCGGTTTACGATTCTTATTTAATTTATAGTGAAATAAATGCGAACATTATTGTCTCTTCAAAATGGTTCAATATTTGATTTTTTATACGTATTCACATAATTCTGAGTAAATGTACATGTATTTATATTTTATATTAATTTATATATATATACAATCAACAACACATTAAAATGAGCGCCGCCGCAACATTTGAGTTAAAAACTTTAAATGACCTCATTAAAACGAAATTAAATAAAACGATAAAAAATGATTTATTGCGTAATAGAGATTTTTTAGAGTGTTTGTCAATTATTGGTAAAACAGCAATTGTATATACAATTAGAATAAATAGAATAAAATATTATATATATTTTTCAACACATTTTACAGAGTTGTCAGCATTTTATGAATCAAAACCTGCTGAAGTTTACACAGATCTTAGAAGTAGAACTAAAATAGACGATGACAGGTACAACTTTGTATTGTTTTTATTTTTATTAAAAATGAGAGAAACAGAAACGACAGAAATGGTGGAACCACCACAAGAAAGGGATAGTGTTAGTTTATTTCATGGAAAAACATCACTTTTCGAATCATTTAAAATAAGTTATCCCGAAGACAAAGTCAACATTAAAGATGATGTAATATTTGAAGTTCCCCGAGTTGTAATAGATGGAAAATTATACACATTTGAAAACTATTTAGAGAAGTGTAAGAGTAATCCAACAATGTCTTCGTGTATAATGATGGGTGGTAAAAATAAAAAAACTAAAAGAAAATCAAAAAAAAAAATAGTAAAAAGGAAATCAAAGAAAACTATATTGACTTACGGAGGAGAAAAAAAAAATAAACGAACAATAATAAATAAAAGCAAAAAAAATAAAAAAATAAAAAAACTACAACACAAACGTCACTATAATAAAAGTATGAATAACAAAAAAAAGAATAACAAAATACAAAAAATATATCATATGCAAGGAGGTGCAACAACTGAACAAATTGCGGCAGCTGTGGTAATGAGACCGTTGATATATGATATTGGACGTTTTGATATTTTGAAACAATTAAATGAAATTATTCACCATGAACGCAAAAATCCCCGCTATTATCCTAAAGAAGAACCAAGTTACACTTTCAGTTTTAGCGAATTTGCAAGAAGGATTATCGATGAAGCATACCAAATTATTTATGACCATTTTCTTTTACAACCAAATACAAACATTATAAATCAAGTTAAAATTGCAAAAGGTAAAGCGACAGCATCAGCATTAGCAGAATTGCCAGTCGCAGTCGTAGAACCGGAACTAGCAGCATCAGCAGCATCAGCAGAATCACCAGTCGCAAAACCAACCATGTTGGATGTAATATTACAATCAAATCGTTCATCACCTTCTTTGTCATCTTCTTCGTCAACAAGTTCACCATCTTCGAAGCTAACTGTGGATAAGTTACTTAGTTTTGGACCCGGAAATCTTGGAAACGTTTGACATGTGACCGGACCGCGCAACCTTTTGAGTGTTTTCTATTATTTTCCATCAGTTTTATAAACGGGTGCATTTGACTTGGCGGCGTCTGCAGAATTTTTCGCATTGTTCTTATTTGCTAAAAATTGAGCAGCTGCAGTTCGCGCTTGTTTGGGAGTCTGCACACACGGAATGGTCAACATGTAATTGTAGCTGATAGATGTAATAAGGATTCCTGTCAATAAATACCATATAAAATAAGAAATAAGATCTTTTAGTACAATATATTTTTTAAGTTCAAAGAATAATGAATTGCTGTCGGCAGTCGCACTGTCGTCAACTGGTTTAAGTCCGTTTTTGAATAATTCGACACTAATGCTTTTATTCCAGAAACCTACAATATTGTCAGTATTGAGCGTGTTGATAACGGTCGAAGGGTCGCTAAGTATATTTTTAATGACAATAAATGCATCTTTGTCTTTTGCTTTTCCAGTATCATTCAATAACTTTTCTGTAAAAAGTGACGACACGCCAAAAACACTTGCGACGGCATAGCCGATTGTATTCGAAAAAGCGGAAAGCCATCCAGGAAACATTGTTAGCAGCAAGTTGAGTAAACCGAAAATAAGAATCCACGGAATAATTGTTGCAACAGCCGCGGTTCCAACATTAGAAGGACTGTTGCACATTTGTTTGGCTAAATATATATTCAAAATAAATTGACTCACAAGAACTAAAATGAAATAAATAACAAATAAAACTGTTGACTTCTCGGGAAACATGTATTTCATAACAAAATAAACAACTGTAACTCCAATATAAACAAAAATAGAGGTGGCGGGATCAATCACTTGAGCCACTTTCGAGTTTGAGGTAAGAGAAGATGTCACAGATGCGACGGTTGCGCCAGTGGAAGCAGGTGGTTGTGTTGAAGAAGTGTCGGTAGTATCGGTAGTAGTAGAAGACATTTACTTATTCTATTTCTCTATTTAGTAAAAATATTATTTTATAATAATCTTTCTTGTATTACCAATATATTAAATTTTATACTATTTATTGTGTGTAAAATTTAATATGTAATTATCTATTACTTTTATAGAAGTAAAAACATCAGTTACACATTACACAACCACCACATCATGAATTTTTTTAAAATGGGTATGGGTAATAATTATAGTCAAGATGATAAACCATTTTTAACTGAACCCGGCGTAAAGTCATTTATAAGTGGAGTGTTGAAGGGATGTCATCAGTTAAAGTCACAGCACTACAATACAATATTCAATGTTTCAATGTTTGCACTATTTTTCATAGTTTTAGGGGGAATTCTGTATTATAAATACAAAGGAAAACTCACTCCTGAAGAAAAAGAAAGAAGAAAACAACAAGAAAAACAATACATTTTAACAAAACTAAATAATGTATCTGCAACAATAAAAATGGATAGACAAAAAGGCAATATCACACATGCAAATTTAATTACAGATTTACCTTCATGGTGACGATGATTACTCCAAGCAAGTATAATGAGTAATAATTATTAGTTGTATTGAAACCAAATCAATTCAAATCACGCTCAAAATGCGGCGCGTTTCAGACGATGACGATGGCGTCCAATCAATTTCAATAAACATTTTTACTTGACTGTAGGTGTGTCCGCGAGGAAAATATGATTTTTCAACACAATTGATAGTAGAGTCGGGAAAAATGATTTGAAGCTCTGAAATTAAATCTTTAATGAACTGTTCTCTCATATGGGCTCTTTCACTCGCTGCATTATTTGTAAATTTCAATTGCAGTTTATGATATTCCAATATTGTTAATTGCATTTGTGATTGATACATAAAACCACTTATTGTATTGGTAATCCACTCTTCTTCAAACGGAATTGAATATTTAAATGCAGTTTCAACATAGTTATCCGTGTACATGTATGTGCGACCGCTTGCTTTATTTATTACACCATTGTATATTAAATTTACCACTTTATTCAGTTCTCTATTTTTAGGATAATTTTTAAGATACTCTTTTGTAATTGGTTTCACAAAATTCTCCATAATTTTAATTTATGTCTTTTTCTTTTTTATCGTTTCTATTGTTTCTTTACAACAAAATTTTAAATTATTTTCATAATATTTAATTATAGTTATATGTTATATTATACAGTATGACCAGCGAATTAGAAGAATCAAATGATGAAAAGATTATGAATTATTTTAGACTGAAACAAGATTATTTTGAAGAGAGAAAAAAAATAATCAATAATTTATACAAAAAAACTAAATTTATACAGTCGACAAATGAAAATAAAAGAATAGCAATAAAGCAAGAAATATTAGATTCGTCTAGTATTCGTTCTATTTTATTAAAAATGCAAAAGATTAAAAAAAGTCGTGGATTTAAAATGGGAAATACGTACAACCTTCAAGATTTAATTGAATCTCAATTTAAAAAAGTTGAAGAAATGAAAGAAAATATTATCAATTTGAAGCTGGATTTATTATTCAACTATAAATCTGAAGATGAGACTCTTGCTGAAATTACTGTAAAAATTCCTGAATTCAATAGAGAGCTTGAAATATATAAAAAATATATCTCTGATTATGAAAATGTTGTTAATAACAAAGAACGACATGCGCAGTTAATTCGCATTCGCGATGATATTCAAAGAATACTAGTTGATATTGAAAAGCAAAAAGAAACTATGAATCAACTATCGGATCCTATAAAAAAACTTGAAATTCTTCACACTATTATTGAAATATACCAAACGTCACTTCAGTTCAATCCCGATTATCAAGAAGAAGGTGGAAAAAATGAGGATGAAGATGATGAAGAAGCCGGGTCAAGACGAAAAAAAGAGACAGAAACCACTAAACAAATGCGACTCAAATACGCAGACTGTTCCTTGTACAAAATTCATCCTGATGATGATGAAGTATATCTCATACAAATTCCTTTTACAATATCACAACTTGAAGTTTCTATCAAAAAATAATGCAGGTGTTTAGTTTTATTAATAATAATAATTATTAATAATATAATAATAACTGATAATAATAATAATTTATAATAATAATAATTTATAATAATAATAATTTATAATAATAACTGATAATAATTATTATAATATAATGACAACAGAGGTGACAACTCCGAAAATAAATAACCCACAAAATTTTAGAGTTTCAAATACTTTAAGAACAACACGAAAACCGCACTATGCGACAAAAGCGGACACCGCATTCGAGATAGTTCCTGGCATGCATCGTCCAAATGCAAACGGTGTTCCATCCAATATAAATCAGGCTGACTTTATAGGACCGGAGTTTAAAGCGCGCCCGATAAAGCATTGGCGCAAACAGCTAGTTCCCACAAATTCATCAACAGATGATTCTAGCCAAAAACGAATGGCGACGGTGCAGCTGATGGATACGCCGGGGTCAAGCGTGTATAAAACAAATGCAGAGTCATGCAAGTGCATCGAGACAGGTGGGAATTCATTTCAAATAGCAGATGCCTACGTGGAAAATAAATGTGATAAAGAAGTAAAGATTGAAAATAATGGTGCAATTTCTATTCCGATACAATTTATTAGCACTCCAATTATAGAAGAAATTTTTCTTAATATTCCGGGGGCTGCCACCATCTATGATATTGTTTATGAAAACAATGAGCCAACTGTTCCAGATATTTATTTTGTTACTCCGATAACTCCGATTGCCGAACCGGTTCCGGACCAAAAAGATGAAATAAACCCCGACACAAGTTATGAAATTATTACCAGCGTTTATGACACAGTGCGCATTTCGTGCAATCCCGAAAATAATCGAATCCGGTCAGGCATTTCCACGTTGAGCCAGGCTTATTATGAAACCACGACGGGTTACTTGCAGTCCAGATGCAGAACTGCAGTTCAACGACTTTCGACCACCAAAAAACCAGGTTGCGTATACTATCCTACTGTCAATGATAATATTCCATTTGAATTTTTGTACCCGATAGATGCGCAAAATGGTCCGCAAGTTTACGAGTCAAAATATTGCACAAATCCAAAAACATACAATAATAATCTCCTCAATCGACCTGCAAATAATTATTGTAGCACAATCTATAAGCCAAATAACCCACAGTTTGCGCGACAAGGTGCAGTTTCGGGAAGCACGCGCCTTCAAAAATTGAAAACAGACACCATAACAAGCAACGGATTTTCATTATACTCGGCATACGGAGCAACAATGGCAAATGCCGGCAATTTTCATGGAACAAGTGTGTCAAATAATTATTTTGTTAAGAATAGAAGCTTTCCGCTTGAAGGTTTTATTCACTTGAATAAATATCGTGAAAATAAACAGTTGGCATGTTGTAATACTGTTTTTTGAAAGTCGTCATACGTCATACACTTTTACTTCTTTACCGTCTTCAACTAGGCTGAATCGAAGTTTATATGAAAGTAAATCATCTAATATATTACTTGAGTTTCCCGCTCTGTTTATACTTTGCGCATCTTCGATTGAACACCCGCCTTTAATAAAACTGACATTAGATATTGTTCCAACAGGTCCAGGCGTAACATTCGTCGATTCCCCGACACTCATTTGAATATTTTTATTCGTAAAATAATTCATGGATGAGTCAGTATACGACACACACACCGACTTGCTGTTACATGCGCTTTCTTTGGTACTTGTCAATGAAGTGTTCAGTATGATTATGTTATTCAGTCTCCCGTTTATAAACACATCTAAAGCGCGACTTTTATTTGTAAATCCGGCATCGGTATTATATATCGGTTTTGGATTTCCAGATGCATCTACATAATTTTCATCTTCGATATAGTCGTCGTCACCGTTATAATTCAAAATCACATTTACTAACTCTTTCATTGGTAAAGGGTGCGACATTAAATTGTTGTACGTAGTTTGAACGCTAATAGAACTAGTATAATTTAAGTTGCAGCTTGCATCAATATACAACTTGAATATATTTATTGGACCCGAAGACGAACCATTGTTTTGAAGCGATATGATATTAAAACTTGCGTCTGTCAGAAGCGGCGGCACCCATGAATTTATATTTATCCAAAAGGATATTGCAAATGCACCTCTGTTCAACAGTTTATCAGGTGGAATGGGTATCGGTGAAGAATTACTTGTACTCAAAATGCTCTGTGAAGAGGTTGTTAGCGAGATGTTTTGTTTTTCTTGCATGTAAAATGAAACTAAAATATAAACAGCAAGAATAAAAATTATAAGCAAAATGATATAAAATATATTTATTTCTTTACCATAAAATAACATTTTATAAGAGGGTTATAATTATAATTTTATAATATATTAATTATAATTATAATTTATTTTATTTAATGACAGTTGAATAAAATAAATGTTTAAATATCGAGTCTTGACAATTCCACGTTGTCTTTCACAAAAGCAAAACGAACTTTGTATTTATTAAAAAAGTCAGCAACAGAACTTCCAGTTCCACTGCCATCTCCGCTTGAATAAATGTTCCAAGCATCTTGTGGTCCTGTTGGATCGGGGTTGAATGTTGTATTTATTAAACCAGTCATTCCACCGCCTACACTGTAACTTCCAGGAGGTAAAGTATATGTTGCAGACAAACTTGTCGTGCTCACAAGTTTTCCGTTGAGATAAATATCTACTGCGTTACCATTATTAACAGACACAATAATGCATACCCATGTCTGAAGTGGTACGTTTGGCACTTGTGATGGTTGAGTTGTGCCATTTCCTATAGAGAGGATTAAATTATTACTATTGGCATCTAAACTTAAATTGAATCTTTTTGGATCACTCGTCGATGCGGTGTTGGAAATAATATTTTTTGATTTTTGTGTCCATTCACTTATGTAAAGCCAAGTCACAAATGAAAACGAGTTGGCGTTTACTGGAACAGCAACCGTTGTTGGTTTGCTTGCATCTTGGTGACCAGTCGAAACAACTGAAGATGAAGAAGAAAGCATTGTCCAAATGAAATAAATAATAATAATTAAAAGTATTACTATTATAACCGTTGTGAATGAGAAATCCATTATTGTTTTGTTTTGTGGTGAGAAATAAAACTAACCTATATAATGTGTATTAGATATTATTATTATTAATTATATTTTTTTTATTTTTTTTTATTAAAAAAATAATAATTATGTTTTTTTTTATTATTTCTAAATGAAATGATTTTATTATTTTTAAATTTATATCAAGTTAAAAACATGAAGTTAAAAACATCAAGTTAAAAGTTTGGAGATAATGGCGGGTTCAAGTGTTTGTGTGTGTTGTATATCCATGAAATTGCATCACTGCCTAAAGGATTTCGAAAGTACATGACATTACATGCTTGGCCATATATACCCTTATCTTTTCCTACAGTTAAATTTTTCATAAGGTTTGGAATAACATTCGGTGTTGTATTTTCTAATTTATTGTTTAGAAACACATCCATGATGCCATTATTAAAATTTATAAATAAGTGATTCCATCTTTGCAAAGGAATGGATTGAATTGTGGCTGTTTGAGTAGTACCTGTAGTACCTGGGACACTAACCACAATTGCATTTATTACATTCCCACTTGCATCAACTGGGTTGTAACTTATGGTGGGACTTGTTGAAAAATCCAGTATACTTACACCAACAGCACTTTTATTATAACTTGAATTTGTGTTGAGAGGTTGAGGGTGAATATAAAACCATGCAGACAGTCCATAATTATAAGTCGGACTGTTATTGATTACATTATCTGCAAGAGATGGCGTTAAAGATGACGTGTTGTTGTTGTTTGAATCTAAAGTATTTGCTTGTAATGTATTTGACACATTAAGAGGCAGTACACTGTCAACTATAACTTCGCCGTTGTGATTAATAACTGCGTCAAAAGCTTTTGGAAGAATAAATAATAACGCAATTAGTATAATTTCAATAATAAGAATAATAACATAGGTCCAGCCTGTCGTCTGTGCTAGTTTCAATTCCGTTTTAATAAAATCAATGAAATTTAAACACAAACAAGGTACATAAATAAGCGTTTTAAAAAGTAAACTGGACCAGGATGGCGGTCCGGAGATATAACCCGGTGCTTCTGCGCCAATGAATTTGACAATCATGGTAAAGATTCCAATAAGTATTGCAATATTTATGACAAAAAGAACCGTGTTTGCAATCATGGGAACATTATTGTAAACGTGTAAAATTGCAAGAATGATTCCTAAGACAATTCCGATCAACACTGTGTATTTCAAGAATGATATTATAAAGGGCACAAATGCATCAAATCCCATTGCAAGCAATGACAAAAGTGCAAATCCGATGAATAAAAAGATGCATAAGAAAATAGATTTGTTGTCAGATACGATTTGAAACGGTTGTTTTTTATAAATATATATAACTAGGGCTAAATACATGAAAAAAATAATTAACATTGAATTTTTTACAATTTGTGTTAAGAATCCTTTGATGTTGTACCCGCATATGAAGTTGGCAATTTTTTTGATTGATTCCCAAACTCCTGAAACGGATGACACTGACATGTCTTTAAAAAAATTATTCACTTCCTGGGTTACATTTACACCGTTTACAACCACTTTATACAGCAAATGAAGCGTTAATATTCCAAGAATTGAACACATAATAATTGCTGCAAGTTTATTTAAAAAAAATAGTGAACAAGCTAATAATAATAAAAAAATGATAACTACATAAATGTTTGGTATCTCGATATACTTGAAAAATCCTGTAATTATAAATGTTATAACTATTGATACTAGAAATGTCCAGTCCTTAATGGTGTGATGAATATAACCATATAATAATCCGGTTATTATTAAAACCATAACTAGTAACATAATCATATTGGCAGTTGTAAGCACCATTCTATTCTATTATGTTTTGGATTATGTGTGTTGTTGGATTGATGTTTTTTATATAATATCTTTATAATATACTATATAAAATAAATGAATACAAAATAATATTTGAAACATTTGTTTATTTATTATATTTATTATTCAATAAATAAATATAATATGAAATTATTTAACTATTACAATGAATACAGCACTTATTTAGCAAGTTTAGATGGAAATAAAAAATATTTAATAAACAAAAATATTAAATTTTTAGGTGTAGAAGAAAATATAAATTGTTATATATTTGAATTAAAAGATGGAAAACAAATTTTAAGAATAATTGATAAAAAGTTTGTATCCTATGAACCAATATCAAATCAAAGTGAACCGTAGTGTAATTATAAAAAATTTATTTATTCAATAAGAATCGTAAAATACTAAAAAAAAAACTAATAAAAACTACCAAAAATATAAAACCCCATTTCATCCCATATTTTTTAAAAATATCATAAAAATAACCCAAAAAAAGACAACATAACAATGCAAATAAAATATAAATCAATATATTAATTTCATTACTATTATCATTCCTTTGATATATTAAATATGTTATTGAAAAGTAAAAGGAAATTATAAATGTTGTTAAAATAGATACATTCAACAAAGTAGAAAATGGCTGTTTTAAAGAGTCCACTATCATAGTTATTAACTCTTTTCCGATTAGTGTTTCTTTTGTAAATAACAATATCAACGTCAAAATTCCAATGGCTGTAAATGTTCTATTCACAGCGTCGTCCTTTTCATCCTGGAAAAAATCTGACAATTTTGAATGACGAAAAAATACAATGACCCATGATATCCAACACAGTAAATAAATAACCACGGAAAATATACTGAGCGGCAACGTTGGGTCAATCAATAAAGAACTCGGTAACAGTTGAAGATATTTTGATATGTTTCTTGTTGATAACCAAATAAAAAATGCTGTTAGTAAAATAAAGGCTGCAAATGTGATATTTGCAGCATATGTCCAACAAATTGTATTATCAACGCGATTATTACAACCGTTACGTAAAGTATCAATATAGTAACTATATATTCCAATAAATAAAAGAAGTGTGGCAAATAGTCCATACAATAATTTTTTACCAACGGATTGGTCACGGTAGGCTGTAAAAATACCCATCATAATGGGAAAAAGTAGAGTTAAAGCTGCTGCAGAAATTAATGAAATTTTGCTTTGGTCTGGATTTTCTTCAATATCCAAAATTGCCTTTACCAACCAGTAAAATACACCAACCCATGTCACGTATGTTAAAATTGGAACAAAGTACGTTTGTAACAGTCTGGAAATACTGTAATTTGTTATGTTCAAGTTGAAATAGTTATTATATCCGTATGTCAGTATGATTGCAAAAAATAATAAGGCACTAAATAGACCACCTATCCATTTGTCTTGCAAAAAATATAAAAAAAAATTTAGAATAACACATCCAATTACAACTAAAGATAATATAGTCGTAGTAGACATTGTAGATTCATTAGGATTCATTGAGTTCATTCAATAAATAAATTAATAAGTGAGTTAATATTTTTTTGTTAAAAAATGAAATATATTTATTTATATATATAAATTATTATATTTTAATAACCACGTAATAACCACGTAATAACCACGTAATAACCACGTAATAACCACGCAATGAAATTAAAAGTTTTCAAATGCTGTTTTTTTTCCGTGACAGTCTCGGCACAATGCCACTAAATTATCCACAGCATTCGAACCACCGTGTTCGAGGCGAATTCTATGGTCCACTTCAAACCAACTAGGAAGTTGTCGTTTACAGTCGCCGCATCTCCACGATTGTTGGGCTGCCACAAATTTCTTTTTCGATTCGCTCACACTTCGCTTTGTGGCTTTTATTCCGGGTCCATTCATTGTTGTCGCCGTTGCTGAATTTCCTCCCGAGCTCATCATTTTACTTATATTGTATTGTTGTCGCCTAGATGTATTAGACCAATCTTCCGCTTCATCGTCGTTTCCGTTATTACCATTGTTGCCTTTAAAAAATGCGCGTTTATTGGTCATATCGAAGAATGGTGTCAACATGTCTGCTGATTCTCGACTAATCGGCATATATTTAATCAATTCATTTGCATGATGCATTATTGTCTGAGAATTTGCCGGGTTTTTTTTTAAAAATAAATACATGGATAATCCGAAGAATCCAAATGTTGCCATTTTAATATACTTTCGTGCATTTGCCGTTTCAACCATTTTAAAATATTTTCCATCATAATAAGTATTCAAAATTAATGCGGCAGTAATAATAAAAATAATGAATTCGAATTTGAATTTCATATTTGTGCGCGTATTGTATAATTCGTATTGTATAATTAAACTTTTATAATAAAATTTTATTATAATTTATGTTTTTTTATTTTATTTACATTTAATTTTGATTTATCTCTCTTCTCTCTAAAACAACTCCTGAAAACTATCTTTTTTATAACAACCTAGAGGTCTGCGTTGCGTATGATTAGTTTCGAAGCATTAGTTTATAAAAAAGATAGTTTTCAGGAGTTGTTTTAGAGAGAAGAGAGATAAATCAAAATTATAAAGGAAAATATAATTCAAGTTATTTACGTCTAGTTTTGTTTGTAATTTTTAGTGCAATCCACTTGTAAACGCCATTTTTGTCTACAGCAGATTTGAAAAATTTTCCATTATTACCTTTTTTTGTTTGATTTTTACACTCATTTGCAGGAAAGGGTGGAGATGATCTTGTTGTGTATTTTTTCTGGGTCTGTTTTACACACTTTGATGATTTGGTAGGCATTTTTTTGGAATTATCTTTTTTATATTTTTCTATTATATAATAAAAAAATATAAAAAAAATAAATTAGTTTATTAAATAACATTGAATAAACTAATTTATTTTTTTTATATTTTTTATTTTATTTTTATTTAATTTTTTATTTTTTATTTTTATTTTATTTTTTATTTTATTTTTTATTTTATTTTTATTTTACACGATACGATAGAAATGTTATTGTAAAAGTATTTGACTAAATTCGGGCGGTGGCATGTTGGGCGTTGTGGGCAAGAGCGGAATGTATGCATGCGGCTCGACGACTTGAATGCAATTGGAATATTGTTTTGGTTGGGTGGACGGCACGTGCATACGACCGAATGCATCATTCGTGAATGAAATCAAATCATTTGCCAGATACTTGCCAAAATCATCCGACACATTTTTTTGCGAATTTTTGAATGTGTCCATGTGGTCGGTGTATGTGTCGCGCGTGACAATGCTGCACGCAAGCGCTCGCTCTGTGCGAATCAAGTATGCCAGTAGAATGAAGAGGTCGTCGTTCAACTTTAACCCCGTTGGAGTTGTAATGAAAGTGATACCATTTTGTTGAAGAATTTTGTTCACGTCTGGGGCATATGTCGGGTTTAGTTTGACGTTGGTGTGCGATGCGTGAATGACAACAAGCGGCGAGTGACCGCGCGTTTTCAACAAGTCAATCATTTTGCGCAAGTCGTTTGGATTGGGCTCACCATTTCGCGAGTGTAAAACGCTTCCACCGTCAACAATAATATCATACGCGGCGAATATTGTTTGCAGTTTTTTCACAACCTCAAGAGGAAGGTGACTTTTCTTTTTTTTGTTTTCATCTTCAGCAATGGCTTTCATGACGTTTCTCTCAACGACCTTCATGATTTTTTCAATGTAGTGCCCGCAATTTTGAAGCGAGTAGCGACGCAGAGTCGAAGACTTGTCAAATTCAGATTTGGTGCCGCCTGCGTCATGGAGGTATTTGCCGTCCAAATGACGAAGCAAAAATGTCAGGCCGTTTTCAATCATGAACCGAACATCTTTTGGTTCCAACACGGCGCAATCAATGTGCGCTTCAAATAGTTGCGCGCTGTATACCGGGTCACTTTTGTAAACCATTAATTCGAAAAAGTCGCGCTTCATCGATAGGCGATCAATCAATGATGCGATTAAAGCGTCGTCGCGTTCTTGAATTGCAAAACGCAACGTCATGGTGATGATACCCTTTTCACGCGTGGTCGCAATCAAAGCGGAATTGCCGTAGACCATTTGGCGCATTTCGTCGGTGCGTTTATTGCTGAGTGCTTCATTCATTTCTCTTTGAAACAGTCCAAGCTGTTTTTTTGTCATTATTTCTTTTTCTCCTGATTGTGCTGCTGCTGCTGCTGCTACAGTCGCCTTGGTGGCGACACTCTTCATGTTATGATGTCTTGAATCTTGTAAACTACAAAAAATAAATGTATATATTTTTTTTTTCAATTTATATTTTTTGGAATACTTATTTTTTTACAATTCATGGACTTGTTCTTATTTATTATTTTATTATTATATAAAGTTAAAATTATAATAAAATAAATAAAGGATCTCTCTATATACAAACGATGAAAAACGAGGATGAAAAACCAAAAAAAGAAGAAAATAAATATTTATATTATACTCAATATTATTTAATCACGGGGGTTTATTATGTGGTAAATGTTGTAAATACCATGTTGAGTTATTCTGCAAGTTACTCGTCTGGTGTAAAAGAATATTTAGAGGAAAAAGTACAACTTCAAAAAACAATAATCGATGAAATAGTCGCAGATGAAATAAAAAAAAAATATGAATTTGACGAGGATGACTATGTAATCATAAAAATGCGAAAAAAAGTGGCAACGACAACAACAAATCCAGCTCTTGTTTGCGATTCCGGTGCTCCTGACCCTGATATAAATGCAACTGTGGTTGCAATTGTGAATAACATTATAAACAATGCGGTTGACATTGTTGCTTCTAGAAATTCATCTTCATTTTCGTCTTGCATTTCTTGCGTAGAATCACTTCATCACCATGATGATCACGATGACGGTGTGCCTCATCACAAAAGTTCTATTATTACCTCGTCTTATTATGCACAATTTGTGTAAACTTATTCATTCTAATGAAAAGAGTTGGTAAGAGATTTAACTAATTTATTAACATTAATTTTTTTGTCACCATTTACCATTATTTCTGTGGTGAATATGGATAAAAGTCGCCCGAGAAAATTGAAATACTTTACCGGATTGATGTGCTGAATTCTCGCGGGTTCTTTTACAATTGAAAAAAATACATTGTAACAACACATGCTTCCCCATATGTCGCAGTTAAATATGTACACTTGCGTAAAATATTTTGCGTATTGAAATTTGCCAATTTCTGAACTATTGTTAAACTCGGTAAAATGTAACAGTACGTCTGTAATATATGCGGCTGCGTATTTATGGTATGTGTCTTTAACAAGTTGGGCTTCATAAGCTTCATCAACGTTTGGGTTCGGGTCCATGATTTTTTTATGAAACGTGTGCGCGGCAATGAAAAATCGTTCAACGTACGAGTAGTGTCCAATATCTTTAAATTTTAAATACTGCGAAAGTGCAAACGAGGAGAGTTCTTCGCGAAATGAAGGTGACAATGAATTATTATGCGTTTGTAAAAACTCGCTATAACTTATAATGAAATCGGTTGTAAAAATGATGCTGCTAAACGGATTTGATATGGAAATATACCTATTCATAATTATTTCTGGTATGGGGTTATGTGATGTAGATATACCGGATATTCCCCAATCAATGATGGTGGGTCTTGGGTTTGTTTTTGATCCGCTAATGAGAATGTTGTCTTCTTTGATATCGTTGTGAATAACACCCTTTTTATTCATTGGGACAATTGCATTTACAATGAGTTCTGTCATAATATTATTAAAAAGAATGATTCGGGCACTTGTAAGTTGCGTGTTTAATAGCCACTCATTTACTGAAAGACCGGCATTCGGCATATTTATTAATCGCAAATTGTCAATATTCGCATTTATATTTGATTCATTTATTTCATGACTTGTGAAACTAGAGCACATGTTGTTGAAACCTTTTAGGTCGCGCTTTGATATTTTTGCAGGTGAACAAAGTTTCGATTTTGTAAAAAGAAAATACTTGTGTGATTTTGGAATACTTTTTAAAGCATTATAAAATAGATGAATGTTATCCATTTCCATTTTTGCATGTTGTTTAAATAACAATTTTGATATACCTGCAGCGGAATCCATTTTTCTATAATGTTTGTTTCGTTTTGTTTTATTTTTATTTTTTGATTTACATTTCAGTTGTGGTTTGAATACGCAACTAAATCCTCCTGGATATATTGGAATTCCTCCGGTCATATACATTTTTCTTTTTTTTGTTATTGACATTTTGATTCGGGTTTTTATTTTTTGTTATGGTGAATTTAATATTTGGTTTGCCTATATTTAACAAATATTAAATACTAAATTTAAATAATATAATAAATAATATAAAAATTAAAAATTGAAATTATAGAATAATATAAATAAATATTATATACCACCCACAACACCCCACCCACCAATAATATGAACAACCAAATTGATGAATATACCAAAAATTATCTTTTGAAACATGGACAGTTGGAGGCTCAAATGGTCGACCAACCAACTTATCGGGACAAACTATCTCCTTGGATTATAAAATATTTAAGTCGTTGTAAAAATTAATTTGACTTACTCATATTATATTTAATAAATCCCAAAAATAACATTACAATAATGATAAAGACAATTTTTTGCCAATGTTTGTACCTTTCTCTCGCGATAACATGTTTGGGTTTATAATTATTGTAATAAATCTCCAAAGCATCATGTAGTGATATTTCTTCTTTTTTTAATGAAACATTGATTCGATTGTGTATAAAGTGAACCCACTTAATGAACGAATCTCTGCTGTCAAGATACGGAGTAACGGGAAATGCGTCTAATAACTTACTAAAATTGTTGCCAATTATGCTGGATGGCATAAACAATGGTAAATTTTGAATAAATTCATAATATTTTTTTTTTGTAACATCGTTGGGATTTTTAGGATAAGATGTCGCCATTGTGAGTAACACAAACCAGTAGTGAGGACCCCACACGTTAGAATCTAAAGTGATGGGTGTGGTTGTGGTTGTGGTTGTGGTTGTGGTTGTGGTTGTGTTTTTCATATTCGGTAATGGTTAATATTTTTGTGTTTGTATTCAAACAATATAAAAAGATTTTATCTTTTACATATAACTTATTATCCGTAATAAATAACATTTAACAAAGTAAAAAATAAAATAAAATTAGATAAACATGCAAAAATTTATTAATAACGATGGTAACAACAACAACAACAACAACAACGGAAACTACTGTAACAACTGTGGTAAAATTGGTCACATATATTCAAATTGTAGTGTTCCCATTACGAGTATAGGTGTCATTGCATTTCGAAAAACGAGCGAGTATCAAAAAATGGAGGAAGAAATGAGTGAAAAAGAGTGTGAAGAATATGATAATAAATACGAGTATTTAATGATTCAAAGGACTGATAGTTTCGGTTATGTAGAGTTTATTCGCGGAAAATATTCACTTTACAATTACCAGTACATTAAAAATATTATTGATGAAATGACAGTATATGAAAAAAATGACATATTAACAAAATCGTTTGATGAGTTGTGGTCGTCATTGTGGGGTGAGTATTCTGGAATACAATATAGAGGAGAAGAGCAGGTTTCAAAAAATAAATTTTTACAGTTAAAAAATGGTGTTGAAATGTCATCAGGTGTAAAATATAATTTAGAAAGCATTGTTTCATCGTCAACAACAAATTGGGAAACGGCAGAGTGGGGATTTCCAAAAGGACGCAGGAACCATCAAGAAAAAGATTTAGACTGTGGATTTAGAGAGTTTGAAGAAGAAACAGGATACGACAAATATTCTTTGAAACAGATAAATAACGTTGTTCCGTTTGAAGAAATATTTATCGGATCAAACATTAAGTCATATAAAAATAAATATTATTTATCATACATGAGTAGAGAGACTTTACAAAAAAATGATTATCAAAAGTCAGAAGTAAAAAATATGAAGTGGTTATCATATAAAGAGTGTATGAAAATAATTCGACCATATAATGTTGAAAAAAAAAACATAATTACAAGTGTTAACAATACTTTGAATAAATTTATGATACATGCGATATGATTTGAAGCGACATGATTTGAAGCGACATGATTTGAAGCGATGTGATTTGAATGAATATTGAATAATGTGTTTATTGTTGAAAAAAATGAGTATAAATCTATAATATATTATTTGTTTATATTATAGATTATCATTTTCAAGTTATTTAATCTTGTATAGTTACACGTTTATGGAAAGTGAAGCAGTAAAGGAAGATATTGGAGGGGAAATATTTTGCAAATACAATGAAGAAACTGAAAGGTGTGTTTATAATCCTGATGAAAATGCGAGGTCGCATGATGAAGCGTGTTATAAAACTGAAAAAAATCGGTGTGCTTCAAAGAAAAAAAAAATGATGAAAATAAAAATAAAACCTAAAAAAGTAAAAGATGTGGTGGCAGCATCAACACCAGCAGCAGCAGAGGATGATGCTGGAGGGGAATTATTTTGCAAGTACAATGAAGAAACTGAAAGGTGTGTTTATAATCCTGATGAAAATGCGAGGTCGCACGATGACGAGTGTTATAAAACTGAAAAAAATCGGTGTGCTTCAAAGAAAAAAAAAATGATGAAGATTAAAATAAAACCCAAAAAAGCAAAAAGGGTTATTGGCGAGGAGTCACCTGCACCTCTAGAGGAAGCAGAAGTAGTACAAGTGCAAGCAAAAAAAAAAATAAAAATAATTCCACGCAAAAATGAAACTTCAGATGTAAATGATTTTCTTTATCCCGATTTGAATGATGAAAATTTTAACATAAAAATATCAGAAAAAAAAGAATTTTATGACACAATGAATAATGAAAAAATTTATAGAAATAAAGAACTTGAAGAACATGCCGATAAAATGTGCAATGCAACATATGAGTTACTACCACATCAGTATTTTGTAAAAAATTTTATGTCATTTCAAACGCCGTATAATAGCTTACTATTGTATCATGGTCTAGGTTCCGGAAAAACATGTTCTGCGATTGGAGTATCTGAAAATATGAGAGAATATTTGAATCAAATGGGAATAAAAGAAGAAATAATCGTTGTTTCAAATATGAATGTGAAAAATAATTTTAAAAAGGAATTATTCGATAGTAATAAATTACACAGAAATGAATCAGGGAAATGGACAATAAATGAATGCACTGGCAATAAGTATTTGAAAGAGATAAATTTACATTTGTTTGAAAATGAGGAAGAAGAAATTGGGAATGCGTTGGATGAAGAAAAAATTAAATTAAAAATAAAAAAACAAATTGGTAAAATAATAAAAAAATCATATATGTTTTTTGGGTATCAAAAATTCTCATCTATTATAAGAACATTGATCAGTGGTGAAGGAATACAAAAATCTAAAATTGTTAATAAAGAGGACGAAAAAGGTGAAAAGGAGGCCGAAAAAGAGGTCGAAGAAGAGGCCGAAGAAGAGGCCGAAGAAGAGGGGGAAGATGAGGAAGAGGGGGAAGAAGAGGAAGAAGAGGAAGAGGGGGAGGAAGAGGAAGAGGGGGAAGAAGAGGAAGAAGAGGAAGAGGGGGAAGAAGAGGAAGAAGAGGAAGAAGAGGAAGAAGAGGAAGAGGGGGAAGAAGAGGAAGAAGAGGGAGTAAAAATTAAAATAACTCGTGAAGGAATAAAAAAAATGAGAAAATTTTTTAATAACAGGTTAATAATTATTGACGAAGTTCATAATTTGAAATCTAATAATAAAGATGCAGCTTATTTGATGACTCTTGTTAAATATGCAGTAAATTTGCGGTTATTATTTTTATCGGCAACACCAATGTTTAATGATCCGAAAGAAATTGTGTGGATTTTGAATTTAATGAGACTAAATGACAGACGTCCTCGCATCCACTCAAGCGACTTTTTTGATTCTAATAATAATCTTTTGGTTGTTGAAGGAAGAGAGATTGGCAAAGAAAAATTAAAAGAGGCATCTATTGGATATATATCATATGTGCGCGGTGAAAATCCGTATACATTTCCATATCGAATATTTCCATCCCAATTTTCTAAAGAGAATGCATTGAAACAGCAAGAGGTTTATGATGGAGAAAAAAGAACAAGAGGAAGTATTTCTTATCCCAAGTTTACATTCGACAACAAAACAACGGTTCCCGGATTAGAACATGTGGATGTGTATGTTACACATATTGGAAAACACCAAAATGAGATATACGAGAGAAAATTAAAAAAAATGGAAGAACATGAAGGACATGAAGTAAGGAGAGGAAACGTTGGGGATGTGAATCCAAATAGTGAGAACATGGAAGACTACGTTGACATTGGTGATATTGGCGAAAACAGTGCGCTTTCAGGATACACGATCAATGACTTGATATCATTTCGACAAATTTTGAACATGACATACCCATTCAAGAACGATGACGAAGAAGAACTTGAATACACGTATGGAGAGAAAGGACTATTCAATGTTATGAAAAAAGAAAAAAGTCAATATGTATATAAAAATTTGAAAAATCGAATATTTTCACCAGAGCAAATTGGAGAATACAGTTCAAAAATAAAATCCATATGTGATAGTATTGTTTCAAGTTATAATAAAAAAACACCAGCTAGCAGTACTTTTTGTGAAGGGATTGTGCTGATATACACTTACTTTATTGAGAGTGGAGTAGTTCCGATGGCGCTTGCATTGGAAGAGTTGGGATTTACAAGGTACAAAAATGAAGATACGTCATCAAAATCGTTTTTTTCAAATAGCGTTTCAATCAAATCAAATAAACTAAAGTATGCATTAATTACGGGTAATCAATATATTTCACCAAATAATGACGCCGAAATCAATGCACTTCGTTCTGATAAAAATGTCGACGGTTCGATATGTAAAGTTGTTATTATTTCAAAATCAGGGTCAGAAGGAGTTGACTTGAAAAATATTCGTCAAATACATGTCATGGACCCCTGGTATAACATGAGTGCGGTTGAACAAATTATAGGTCGCGGAGTTAGAACGTGCAGCCATAAAAAATTACCTTTTGATAAAAGAAACGTTCAAATTTTTTTGCATGCAAGTGTGTTGAAAAGCGGAAAAGAATCGGCAGATTTAGCAATGTATCGCTTTTCTGAAACAAAAGCAGTTAAAATGGGACTTGTCAGCAGAATTTTGAAAGAGTCTTCTGTGGACTGCATTTTAAATATAAATCAGACTAGTTTTACAGAGCAAAATTTTGACACTGAAGTTGAGCTAACACTATCAACTAGAAAAAAACTTAGTTATAGAATAGGCGACAAGCCGTTTACATCCACATGTGACTATATGAAAAGTTGTCAGTATACATGTACTCCAACCGCCAGTTTGAAAGAACAAGATGTTAAGATGGGGACATTCAATGAAACATTTATTTTGATGAACGTTGAAAATATTATTAAAGTCATAAAATCTGCATTCAAAGAGAGACATTTTTACACTAAAATAGATTTAATTCATTTTATAAATCGCGTTAAAACGTATTCAGAGTTACAAATTAATTTTGCACTAACACAAATGATAAGTGATAAAAATGAATATATTTTGGATTGTTATGGAAAATACGGAAACCTGATAAATATAGGAGACTATTATCTTTTTCAACCAATTGAGTTGAATGATAAAACCATTAGTGTATTTGAACGAAGCACGCCCATCCCATTTAAACGCGATAAAATCAATGTAAAAGTTGAAAAAGTTGGTGTGTCACGCGATGGCGAGAAAGAAAGCGACACTGGGAATAAAGAAGTAAAAAAAAGTAAAGAGTATGAATATGTAAAAAATATCATTTCAAGTGTTTCATATACATATAATTTAGCTATAAACACAATACTAACTAAAAAAATAAAAAATGATATAGCGGACGCACAAGATCCAGTGTTGAAATTAATTTCAGGTGCAATACCAATGATCTCGAGAGATAGAATATGGTATATTTATTGCAGCGAAATGATAAATGTAGTCGAAAGAGCAATACAGCTAGATGAAGTGTACTGGTACGTTTTTATTCATATAATGGACCGCCTAACATTCAATGAAATGAACGCGTTGATCATTCACTTAAATGAATTAGATAGTATTTCAAAAAAAATAAAAGATGAAGCCAGTTTGAAAACGAAGATTGTATATGAAGAGGCAAAATATGTGGCAGATACATTTGCTCCGACATGCGCTAAAAACATAATGAAGTATTTTAACAGATTTGTTACAAAATTTAAAGGTGAATCTGGCGCATACATGTTTGTTCCTGCGCCTGCTACTGCATCAAAGGACGTTACAATATTTTATAAAAAAAATGAAACAGATGAGTGGAGCCTATTCAATCAAAGTGATTTGACGAGTGAAGAGCGCAACCAATTAACCAGTAAATTCAAGATTGATAAAACAAATTTTGCCGGACTTATGGGATTTACACAGTCGATAAAAGACGGCGTTGCATTTAAAGTGAAAGAAAATCAAAATCGTGGAAGTGTGTGTAGTACATCTCCAACAAAAAAACGCACGCTTCAAGATATATTACAACAATATAAATTTGAACACTCTATCGATATACCTCAAACCCTCACACAAATCACGTATTGCATATTACAAGAAATTATTCTCCAATTTTATAATCACATTAAATTAAATAATAAAAGATGGAATCTTCATATGGTTGAAGCGATATATTCTATTTAGTTGTAAAATACTCCAAATTGACTGTTATTTTATTATTTTATGATTTTGTTATTTTATGATTTTGTTATTTTATGATTTTATTTATTAAAAAAAAATTAATAAATAAAAAAATTGAAAATATATAGATAATATAAAGAATATATAATAGAGTATATTATATATACTGTATAATGTCGTCGTCATCGTCAGCTATACAAAAAAAAACGCCAGAAGAAACCGACTTGTATTCAAAAACAATATTGACAACAAAGGTTGTGATTCCATTCATTCTTGTTGGTTCAAATGTGGAAACGACTATAAAAAATACAATTTCTAATAAAGTGGAAGGTAAGTGCATTGTTGAAGGATACGTAAAGCCGGAATCCGTTCACATCATAAAGTTTTCTAGCGGAACACTTTCAAGCAAATATGTTGAATTCGATGTTGTTTATGAGTGCAGCATTTGTTGTCCGGTTGAAGGTATGCGAATCTGCTGTTATGCTAAAAATATCACGCAGGCAGGTATACGAGCTTTTACAAGTTTAGACGAGAAAAAATCGCCCGTAATCATATATGTATCGCGTGATCATCATTCATCTAACTCATATTTCAATTCGGTGAATGAAAAAGACTTTATTTGCATTCGCGTAATAGGTCAGCGTTTTGAATTGAATGATAAACAAGTTTCAGTGATCGGCGAGCTTGTGCCCAAGGGCGCAGAACCTGCAAAGAAGAAAATTATTATTAATAGAAGGGGAGGGGCTAACGCCACTCTTTAACCTCCGCTGCGCCTTCCCTTCAAGTAAGCGATGTTTGAAGAAGGTTGGTAAAATTATCAGATGTTGGTTTTGCTTCAAAGTCGACAATGTCTCCTGGTCCTCTTTCTAATTTAAAAGTGGGATATCCTTTTACATTGTAATCTTTTGCAAGTTTTTTTCCTTCACTTTCATCATCACAGTTAACACTTTTGAACACCACACTATAGTTTCCAAACTTTGAATTTTGGTTATTTTTTACAAAATCGTCCCAAATGGGTTTAGCTGTTTTACAATGGGGACACCAACTTGTTCCAAACATATAAAGTGTGGCAGTTTTATCATTTTCAGAAGACGGAGCATTATCTCCCATCCCAGATGCATAACCTTCTAATGAAGAGCCCAAGTATGAACTTACATATGTCTTATAAACATACACGCCAATCCAAATAAATAAACATGCGACTAGTAACATTACTATCATGTATCGTTTAGAATATATTGTTTCTAATGCTGTTTTTACAGACTTTGCCGAAACTGACATTTTTATGGTATGTTTTGATATTTGCTATATATGTTTATAATTATATAAAATTTTTTTTTTACATACGAATATTAATTATTTTTAATGAAAAAAAAATTAATATTGTGTCAATATAATACTGTGTATTCATATTCATACTATTCATATATATTGTAATGACAAGTTCATATCAAAAAATGAAAAATAAAACAGGTAAACTTTATAAAAATAAACAACACAAAAATAAAACGAAAAAAAAGTCGTCGAGGTCATCATCAGCATCATCATATGTATTTTCAAAAGAAGATTATAACAGCGGAGATGGAATGCTTACATCAGTTTGGGGTCCTCCAATGTGGCATTTTTTACACACAATGAGTTTTAACTACCCAGTCAACCCAACAGCAGAAGATAAAAAACATTACTCTGATTTTGTCTACAGTTTGCGATACATATTGCCGTGTAAATACTGTCGCATTAATTTAACGAATAATTTGAAAGCAAATCCTATTCGTCAGTGTCATTTGAAATCTAGAGAAACATTTTCTAAATACATATATCGTCTTCATGAGATTGTGAATAAGCGACTGGATAAAAAATCTGGGCTAACCTACTGCGATGTGCGGGAGAGATATGAGCATTTTAGGTCAAGATGCACCAAAAATGACCCTCCTCCAAAAATATTTAATTTTGCAAAAAAGAAAGAAAAAGGGTGCACCGAACCGCTTTACGGACATAAAGCAAAGTGCATTTTATCGATTGTTCCACAAACAAAAGATGTTCCATCATTTCATGTGGACAACAAGTGCATCAAACAAAGAGCAAAAGTTCATCCCCAAACCAACACCGACCAACTTATAAAATAACAATTTATAAAATAAGTATATGAATATTTACATATTTATTTTATGGATAATTTGTTTTATTTGAAATTCTTTACTATTTATACAATATTTATTATATATTTATATATTTATATTATAATAATACAAAACGATAACGATAACATCTTGAAACTGTTATGACAAATCAAACAAACAACATTTTATTTTTAATTTTAGCATTATTACTGGCTTTGATTGGTTCCTTCTTTTTTACACCAGTTCGAGAGAATTTTGTTTCGCATCTTCTTCAACCGGGAGAATTTCCAGTGAGCGTAACAAAACCATTATTACAAGGAGACTATCCCCTTCAAAAAGAACCAGGATTATCGGATCTAGACAGTAAATCTTTATCAGCATTTTATCCTATTTTCCCAAATAGCTATCTTCAAAGAACGAATAATGTTCGATACTGGGCAACACCGAACAACGGCACATGCTCTCCTGCTAACATGTGCGGAACATTATACGAAAATAAAAATTTAATCATTCCACACTTTCCTCGAATGATTCCGTTTTCATCAAAAGATACGCGCGTTAATGTTTACGCGTTTGATGCCGACGCTACGTCGGATATTTATGGAAACAACTGTTGAACGAGGGGCGAAGCATACTCTCCTCTAAATTTTTAAATCGAGATGACATATTTTCTGTGTTGTAAATGAAAAGTTCTGTATACCCCCGTTTCCTGAATTGTAGTCCTTATTTGCATTCGGATTCGTATTTCTTTTAGGAGCTCTGTGCTCAAATCCGGTTTGTTTTTCGGTTTCAATTATTTTCCATAGTTTTTCTATTTTGACAATCGCATTTTTGAACCACTCCTTATTTCGCAAAACGAGGACGCAGCTATAAACGTCAAGTCGCCAGTAAATATTTTTTATCCACGTTAGATTATCATGCGCATTTATGGTTTCTTCAAACCATGCATCAAAGTCCGTCTTGGTTGTAATCGTCAACGGAGCGTACTGGTAAAATGGTTTTTCGTCCTTTGAAAAATACACGATAACGCCTCGTCTTTTTCCACCTATGGTATAATTCCATTTAGAAGAATCATTTGTTTCGGTTGACTCTGCGTTGAATGCATCTTCATCTTCATATTCGGTAAATTTTGTTTCTTGAAAATCGCATTCCGGTAAATTGCAAACCTCCATTTGAATTTGCATTTGAATCCAGTAGTCTTCCTTTGGAGTGCCAGTAATCTCTCTTGATACAACATTCTTTATTTCAAGCATGCGACCGTAAAGCTGTGATAACGGACACACATTTATTCCATCTGGAGAAGCCCCAATGAAATAATACAGCGGGTTGGAATGTCGAATACAACCAAATTCCTGAACTTTTGTGCCATTTATTTCCTCATATAATTGTTTTGAAATCACTTCATATTTTTGACCCCAATGTAAAGATGACTCTGAATTTACACGGCTGTATTTTGTCGGGTCAAACGGCATACATTTTTCATATATGAGCTGATTTTGCACCGACTGCGAACCAAACACTTTCCACACCGAACTTGCGGTAATGAGTCCATGTCGGTGGGAATACCACTCATCTGTTTTTTGTTCTGGTTGATAAAGCAAAGTTAAGAATTCTATTTTCTTTTTCATTTTTTCAATGTTTGGAGATTTTCTAATGAATGAACACTTGTATGAACGATGAGGACGAATAAGTTTGAAATAGTCGTGTATTGCAACATTCACTATTTCATCGATTTGCATCGACACCAACTCATTGTCTCCATAATCTTCGCTCTCATTGTCGTCGTCGTTGGCATAAATATGAGTATCATCTTCACAAGTTGCCATTGAATATTTGATACAATAATGCAACATAGACTCCACGTGGTCGTGTACCATGTCTTCAAAATTAGGACTGCTAAATAAAAGAGGATTTGAATGAATAAATTCGTCAATCAAAAATAATGCCTCTTCGTGTAACATTCCCATGTCGTCATCTGACAACATTGGCTCTGGTTCAACTGCATCATCATCATCATCTACATCGCAATCGTCATCGTAATCCTCCTCGTAATCGTACTCGCAATTGTCCTCGTGATCGTCAACCACAAAATTCGAAAATGACTGTAAATACTTTGACACATTCATAATATGATTGATATCTGACAATGATAACACAGTCTGGGTTGATTTTGATTTTTTTATTTCATCATGTTTTTTTATTATATCATTATTTTGTGGTTCTTGTTGTTGTTTTTTTTTCATTATTTATTTGTTTTTTTGTATATGTCCGTCCTGTTGTGGTTGATTAATGTAACTATATATGTTTATGTAACTTTTATAAACAATTTTATAATGAAATAATTTAATCAATTTTTATTTAATACCGACTCCAACTTTTAGTTGTTTAGTTGGTATATAAATAAAAATTGAATAATTTAAATAGTTATAGTAAAATAAAACAAGCACACAAGAGTTAAATGGGCAACGGCATATCTTCACTCACAAAATCATCGTCAACGTCATCATTTTTAATAGTATCAATAGAAGGAAATATTGGTTCGGGAAAAACAACAGGTAAGGAAAAATTGAAAGAGCACGTAATGTGGGTGGTAAGAAAGAAAACAATTGAGGACGACTCTATAATATTTGTTGATGAACCAACATGCGACTGGGAACAAGTGCAAGATGAAAATGGTGTTCCCATTTTGACCAACTTATATGTCAATGTCAAGAAGTATGCGTTCAGGTTTCAAATGATGGCTTATATTACCAGGCTGCAAAAAATAAGACAAGCAGTGAAAACTCCGAAAGTGAAGCTTATCATTACAGAGCGCTGTCTTTTGACAGACGCGTATGTCTTTGCAAAAATGCTTTATGATTCCAAAGACATTGAAAAGGATGAATACGCCATTTACACAAGATGGTTTGACGCATTCGCAAAAGAAGTCGAGCCATCATGCATTGTTTACTTCAGAGCAAGCACAGACGTCTGCATGAATAGAATTCAAAAAAGAAGTAGACCCGGGGAAAGTAACATTAGTTATGAGTACTTGGAAAGATGCAACCAGTATCATGATGACTGGTTGAACACTGCTTCGAGTATGACAATCCCAACGCTGACATTGAATGCAGATGTTGAAGCAAATGTGTATGACTATAGTGCAGATATTTATCAGTTTATAAACAGCTTGCGCGCTTCAAAAACACTTGGAGTGATGCATCGTTTGAAAACATATATTGATGGTTCCGAGGCGTCGATGAACTTTAGCCGACATCATCAGCACCCGACGACTACACACAAAGATTATCGAGAAGACCGAGAAGACCGAGAAGACCGAGAAGATCGAGAAGATCGAGAAGACCGAAAAAGCTTGGTAAAATGTGGACTCACATCCTTTTTACATTTTGATGCATAAAATATCCAGAATTTTTCGAGGTTTGTATTTTAATATATCTAACTCTGGCGAAGTTGTTGGAAATAATTCACGACCATACACGTCTTGAAGTAGAAGCCATTCAAACATTCCGCCACTGTAAATATAGACATGTTTCACTCCTAGTTTAACGAGTTGTTCATATCTTGAATATACTTTTTCATCATTTGAATTCAGTCCATAAATTATTATATTTGTTTTTTTTGAATTTGTTATAATATCATTTATAACTTCTTCTTCTTCAGCTATTGGAATTGTACTTGGAATCAAACATGTTTGGTAAAGAGGGTCAAGCGTGTTTATGATTGCATACTTATTATTATTGTTACCGTTGTTGTTACCGTTGTTGTTACCGTTGTTGTTACCGTTGTTGTTACCGTTGTTGTTACCGTTGTCACGACTGTTATAAGTGTAAGAGTATTTACATGCCAACTGCATGTCTTCATAATTTATTTTAAATTTTGAGTTATTCGCTCCCATTAATAATTTTCAATAAACTATTCATAATAATGTTGTTATTATACTGTTTAAATAAATAAATGTTTATATAATTTTATATAATTATTTATTTATTACTTCCGACACTACTTGATAATTGATTTAATTTTGTCCTTGGCTGTAATTGCAGGTGGCGTATGCTTTTTCGCGCGACATTTCGCGAGATGGAATTCCTCCACGGACCCATCCGTCTGCGGCGACGCCTTCAACCAAGTTGGACGGATTTGATACTGTGGAAGAAATGGATGGAATAAGCGGATAATTGAGATAATTTGAATAGCATTGTTCTGACAACAAGTTAACACTTCTTTTATTAATTGTTACATCTCCTTGAATTAATTTGGATTCTAAAAGCGGATTACATTCACCTCTACCTAAATAAGGGACCGTAACAAACGGTCGTTGGTTCAATGAAATTTTACACCTTGGATGTGTGCTCATACTCCCGTTTAAAAGCTGCGAGTTAATGTCAATATTGCATCCACCTGCACCGGTTTGATGTCCTCCCTCGAAAAAAATACCCGGTTGGCTGGTTGCAAATTCTATGGGTCTTGCCATTGTGCAGTCAGATGAAAAAAAATTCTGTACCATATAATTCCCAGCATTCATATTTTGAACATTTCTTTGACTCAAACCGCATGTATCATTTCCGATTCTCGCCATTTTATCAAAAACATAGTCTTTTACTGTTGCCATTTTTATAGTATATATAAACATAATAAAAAAATGAAAAAAAAATACACCATTGTTTATTTAATTTAAAACACTACCTAAGCGCGGATTAAAACGTTGACAAGCCATCTCATTACCTTGTTTGCACGAAATCATGTCTCCAAAACAAAACTCTGCAAAACCTTTTTGGTCATTTGGAACTGTGGTGCTTGGATTTGTATAAAATAATCTCATTGAATCATCAAATTCATATTTATCTCCTAAATCTGCAAATAGTTTTTTTCTAAGTTTTTCGGCTTCTGTCAGATTTCTCGGTTCAAAATCTAAAACAACATACCCTTCTGTTGACTGATTTATTTCTTTTTCAACTTCTGAATTATAGGAAGGCGCAGCTTCGTCGCGCAAAGGGTTGTACGAAATTTCAGGTAGAAGCACATTCATCATGGGATTTTGAATAGTGGGAACTGTTAAATGCGGTTTTAAAGCGTTATACAATTGAGAATTCACAAACCCCTCTTTATTTTTATCGGAAGTATTTGAAGATGAAGAAGTATTTATTTTGTATTGCGTATTGTACAACATAACAAAAATAGCTAAAGTAATGAAACCTGTGAAAATAATATTAATATTTTTTGTGATCAAAAATCCTAAAATAGTTAATAATAAAATAAGTCTCGTGATTGCATTCAACTTTTGTTCGACAGACATAAGCGGCAGTGGCCACAAATCCGACATTTCATTTTTATCAAATAGAACAGAGGGTTGATTTATCCAAAATTGAGTATCCTTATCTAAATCTTGCAAATGAGAAGCCCCATTCATGTTGCCGCCGCCACTGTTAGTGTTACTACTATTACTACTACCGTTACTGTTATCAACAGTGATGGAATGATCATTCAAGTTTGTGGGTGCGGGTGCGCTGCCGGAAGAAGAAACATTGGAAGCCGACTGCGTCAATGTTGTGTTTGATGCCGTTGTTGTCATATAACTATAATATGGATGGTGAGTAAATGTATCTATATATCTACTTATACTATTTATTTATTTTTAATTATTTTATTTTTTTGATTTATTCTTTTTATTTTTCTTTTTATTTTGATGATGTGCGAATGGCGGATGAGCATCAACAGGAGTTCGCTCTATAGTCTCTCCAGTACTAAATACTGTGTGCATTTTTTGTTGCGGTTGCGGTTGCGGCTGCGGCTGCGGTTGCGGCTGCGATTGCTGTTTTTGTGCAAGTTTTTCTTGCATTCTTTCCTTCATCTTTGTCATCTTAACATTTCTTTGGAGTTGGCTTTGCATGGCACCAAAATTCATTTTTCCTCCTCCTCCCCTATTTCCTCCCATGTTTCCTGCCATATTTCCCATGCCCATTTTTTTCAACATGTCGGTTAAATTATTCATTCCCGGCATATTTTTCATTTTACTTAACAAATCACTCGCTTCCTGCATTAGTTCGCTTTCTTTTATTTCTCCCGATTTGAATTTCTGGTCTAGCTTGGAACCAACGCTTTTGACAAGACCCATGAGTTTTCCAGGATTTTTAAACATTTTCTGAAATACATTTTGGAAATTTACACCATCGCCTTTAGACTCATCAAAATCCATGTCGAAATCAACATCTTTTGCAGTCTCTTCTGCAATTTCCTTTGCAAGTTTGCCAATTTTTCCATTCAAAATGCTTGAAATATGCTCATGAATTGACTCTGCATTGGCATAAGATGACGAAGAACTTTTCTCACCTTCATCGCCATCGCTGCTATTTGCCCAGTCGAAAAAATTAAAAGAAGGTTTCTTCACTCCTTTGCTTTCACCATTTGTTGTATTTGTTTCAGATTCAGATTCGGCACTGGTATTCGGCTCGAACATGTTGTACATTTGTTGAACAGTCTCTTCCAACTTACTGCGCAACTCATTTTCATTTATTGCCTCGAATAAATTTGCAGCATCTCCGAATGATTTTTTATCTTCAATGTTTGTGATAATTGTCATCAAAATTAATTGAAGATATTTCCAAATCGTCTCTCTAGTTGTGTCACTTATTCCCTCGGTATTCCACAAAACACAAAAATCAATATTTGGCAAAAAATGCGTATTCACATTCACATTTTCCGCATCTTTTTTATCAAAAATTTTATCATTCTTGTACAAAATATCAAAAAATCTCTCTGGATACACCTTGGAACAATATTCATACAAAATGGAAACAACACTCACCGATTCGGCGGCGGATGACGACTCGGTTGACGCATCCAAAAATAAATGCAACGTGTTTTGATACTCTGGAAAAGTATTCGAAATATCTGCAATAAAATCAAAAATTACTTTTTTAAATTCATCCGGGATACTCTTTTCGCCTGAAACAACATCTTTTTCAACATTATTTTTCATTTTATTATGATTGAATTACTTTTAATCAAATTATAATAAAACATAGAATAAAGTATTTAAATGGTGTTTTTATAATTTAATAATTTATAAAATTATTTTTTTTATAATAATTTCAACTTGAGTAATAAAGTTTTGTCAAATTACATAAATTTTTTACATACTGCATTGACTTTTCCTGATTATGTTCTGTCATGTTTCGCACATATCCTCGCAAACGTTCAATGAAATTTGAAACATTGTCTGTAATTACTATATCCAAATCAGAATAATCTTTATTGATAAAAAAAGAAATATCTGAGTTTTCAATTGGTTCTTTATATGGAATCGTTATATATGAATTCCAAGTTTCTAAAATTAATCTCGGATTTGTCTTTTTTATAATGTAAAGCAAGTTTTTCATCGTTGTAACCTCGTCGTCATCAGGAAATACACTCTGAATGTCTTCTATAAACTCTTCAAAATGTTGATTAAATCCTTTTACAATCAACGGTTTGCTTACTGAATCTGATTCACCTGAATAATTCGCAGTTTCCATTTTACCTTTACTTGTTTTACTATGTATTTTATGTATTTTATGTATTTTATGTATTTTATAATATAGAAAAATATATTTTATATTATTTTTTATTATATATATTTTTTGTTTTATATTTCAATATATATATGAATATCATAAAAAGGTCATATGAATAACATGAATAATAATATAAATAATACAATGGTTAAAAAAATAAAGTTGGTACTTTTTGGAAATTCGGGAGTTGGAAAAACATGCATTGTTCAAAGAATGGTATATAACACATTTAACCATAATACCAATTTGACAATTGGCGCAGCATATACAATTTATACAGTTGAAAATAATATCAAAGTTGAAATATGGGACACTGCGGGACAAGAACGTTTTTATTCACTGATTCCATTGTATGCTCGGTCTGCTGAAATAATTATTGTCGTTATTGATATTGAAAATGATATTGACGAACAATTCTCAAAATGGAATAAATATATTCAAGAAAACGAGACACTTTTTTCACCTAACTTTAAGTTAATTCTTATATTTAATAAACACGACTTGAAAAATGACTTTGAAATTCCAAAAAATGTAATCAACCAGACACAGTTTGACTTCATCACGCTAGTTTCTGCAAAAAAAGGATACAACATTGACAACTTGAAACTACATTTGGATGCAATTGTGAAAAAATATATAGATGAACATGCGCGCGTAACTCACGAACATCGGAATAAATTCAATAACAGTAGTAATAATAATAGTAAGATTAATAGTAACATTGAAAACAGTTCAAATGATACTATATTTGGTTCTACATTTTCAAATATGAAAATAAATCTTGGATTCTCAGAATACAAGGAAAAAATGAAAAAGTGCATTATGTAATGATACAATGATACAACACATATACTTCAGGTTTGTTTCCAGTTGCCACAACCGACTTTACCAAGGATAACTATATCCCTCGTTGTCCCACCACTCATCCACGGTCGCCATACCACGCATGAATTCAATTTCTTCTGGACTCATTTCAAAACAAAACTTGAACCTTTTCATGTTTCGCATTTCTTCTGGAGAAATGTACCATCGTATTGGGGCCAAATTTCCAAGCGTTTCCAAGTCTTTCACTTCACAAATGCCAAGGTTTCCACGCCTTTCACAAAAAGTGTTGGATCGTTTAGATGTTTTTGTTGGCACCACCTCCGGCGCTTTTTTGCCAGGAAACAAATTCGACTCAACAGAAAATGCTGCAAGTGCATCATGTGCGGTTCGTTCTCTCAAACCCAGCAACCAAAACCCTTTTTCTAAATTACTGCAATGTTCATATACCTTTTCAAAATCACCAAACGTTGTGCAAGCGCACAATTCATCTGCACAATTGTACATCATCTTGGACAAAAACTCGAGATAAAAGGTGCCGGCTCTTGCATCAACTGCATCATGCGGAACCAAGTAGCCAAACACACAAGGTGCAACATAATCAATGCCTCGCGATTCTTGTTCCTGCTTTTTTATCTTTTCTTCCTTTATTTCCAACTCATATCTTTTTATTTGTAAAAATCCCATTTCAGCTTCTTCTTTTGTCATGGATGTCATGAGTGGGACATCGTGCCAGCTGTGTCGTTCTTTCCATGCATTCAACTTTTTGTAATAAATTTCATTCGAATACTTTTTATTTTTTTTGCGTTCATCCGATTCCCATTTCTTGAGGTGAGACGGTATTTTGAAAATTGGCGCTACAGGTGGTGCATCAGGTCTCACCACATATTCATATTGAGGAAGAGGAGCCGGCAACGTTGTCGTCATTCTTCAAGTTGCAATCGATCGCAGAGAGAACAACAATTCTATTGAATGTAACTTTATATATAAAAAAATCAATTTACATTTTCCTATTTTGCTGTAACTGTTCCAATGTAACCTGACCTATTTTATCCGGGGTATAGTTATCGGGCGGAGTTTCTATTCTTCCAGTATTTGAATAATCCACCGTTGAATAATTGTACATTTGACGCATACCGCCATTGCCCTTTGCTAAAAGTTCGTCGCTACTTTGGTCCCAAAAACTGTACGTGTCTGATGTTACGCCGTGCCCCATGAAATCGCTAGTTAGTGAAAAGGGCGCCGGTTCCCCGTTATTATTTGTCGCAATTTGGTTTATTTCCATTTCTTTGGGAGACAAGTGTTGCATGATTTGGTCCCCGTACAAAATTTGATTTCCCTTGTTTAATAAAAGTAATGCAGGAACACGAGTTACTTGCGGAGGAAGTAAAATCTTTTCTCCATTATCTAAAATCAAATATGTAGTTCCATTTTGCGCCTTCTCTCGCTTATCAATGCACAAAAAATGAATTTCTTTGCTACAAGCACTTTTAGAAAGAGTCTGTAATAACTTTTTAGACTTTTCACAAAAATTACTATAGTAGATAATGCTACTCATAGAAAATGACTTGAAATTAGAAAAACTGAAATTATTTTTATACGTAATGTAACAACGCAATAACTATTTATATTGAAATAATAATAAATATTAAAATATTAAATAGCTATCATTTTATTTTTTAATTTTTTAATTTTTTAATAATTATCAGTTAATAAATATTAAAAAAATTGATTTAATATCATGAATATATATTATTATTAACTTGGATTTATTGTAATGAGCTCTTCATCCTCCTCAAAAATCAGAAACGCAGCCGGAACCGCAACCAGTAAACCCATCATTTCCCAATACAATAATAATAACGAATTTACACTCACATTTACCTTGGAAAATTGCGATGTTTCGATTGCGAATGCTTTGCGACGAATCATTTTGTCGGATATAAACCAATATGTATTTAGAACATTTCCTCATTCTGAAAATCGTGCAGAGTTTACCGTCAACACAACGAGACTTCACAACGAAATATTAAAACAGAGGCTTGGATGTATACCAATACATCATTTACACACCATTGATGGTATCGCCAACGAATACAAGAACTATGTCGTGGAAGTTGACGTAAAAAACGAAACAGACACAATTCGATACGTTACAACTGAAGATTTTAAAGTAAAAAAAGCAAAAGCAATTGAAAAAACATCGGGGCGTTCAAAAAATGAAGACACCGATGAAGATGTCATGTACGATTACCTTCCGGAAGCAACGGTTCGTAAAATTTTCCCACCCGATGCAATTTCGGGTGACTATATTGAATTCGCTAGACTTTTGCCCAACATTTCTTCTTCAAATTCAAACAGTGGAGAAGCACTTGCGTTTACTTGCACTCTTGAAATTTCAAATGCAAAATTTGACGGAATGTATAATGTGGCGCACACGTGCGCTTACAGTTGTACGCCTGACACAAAAGAAATTGATAAACAATGGAAGGCAAAAGAAAAAATAATTCGAGAAGGTTTCGAAACGTCTGGTTCTGCAGAATCTTCTTCTTCAATTGATGATCACGTTGAAAATGAAAAAAAAAACTGGGAACTTCTTGAAGCCCAACGCATATTTATTCCAAATAGTTTTGATTTTATAATTGATACAGTTGGCGTATATACAAATGTTCAACTTGTCACGAAAGCTTGCGATATTATGATAAAGAAATGTGAAAAACTGTTGGCTAGTTTAGAACACGCTGCAGAAACAAATGCCGAGACAAATGCAACGACGACAGTTGAGTATGCGCACGAACTAACCACCATAAAAAACTCATTTCGAGTAAACTTGGTTGGAGAGGATTACACTCTCGGAAAAGTAATCGAATTTTATATCTTTTCAAACTACTACAACCGACCTGATGGAATTGTTTCATTTTGCGGATTCAAAAAGCCGCACCCGCATGCGTTAGACAGTTATATTATTGTTTCGTTTAAAGATGAAATGGAACTATCCAAAGTGCAAGAACTTATTTCAAAAGTTGTTTTAGAAAGTATTTCTGTCTTCAAGTCGTTGTTTGAATCATTCAACGATTTCAAGTCAAAAAATAAATAACTTTATAATTTAATATGTGTATATATATATAATACTAAAAAAACCATAAAAGAGTAATAAAATTTGATGCGCTGGAATTATGACAAGGAAGATACAATTGAGTATTTAAAATTCTTTGTATATCAGTATAGCAATGTTGTTAATAAATACATAAGATATAAAGAAGAATTATTTATTGATCTTAATAATAAAGCTAAGTGTGGTTCGACTATAAATACAAAAGACAAGAAATGTTTAAGAAAAATATCCGAATTGTTGAAAACCGATGAAGAAATACGAAAATTTCTAATAAATCTCCACGAATTATCTGAGACGATTAAAAAACTTGAAAATGAAATTGCGTTAGGTAGTCGTCTGTGGAAATTTACCAGAAAGGACATTGAAAACATATTTTCAAGTTACGAAAACCGGGCCACAATAATAGAAAATGAAAAAAAGTCCAATGAGTCACGAACAAGAAAAAGTTCTTTGAGTTTGAAAAATCCTAATAGTAACCTGGCAAAATTTATATTTTTATGGGATGGTGTAAACTTACCAAATAAAGTAGTTCTTAAAAATGCACAAATTATTTTGAAAAAGATAAAAGATCAGAAACAACTTGAAGAAGTAGAAGCAGTACAAGCAGAACTACAAGCAGAAGTACAAGCAGAACTACAACCAGTACAAGCAGAACTACAAGCAGAAGTACAAGCAGAACTACAACCAGTACAAGCAGAACTACAAGCAGAACTACAAGCAGAAGTACAACCAGTACAAGCAGAACTACAAGCAGAACTACAAGCAGAACTACAACCAGTACAAGCAGTACAAGCAAAAGAAACACCACCAGAAGCAAAAGAAACACCACTAGAAGAAAATTTAACAGGTATAATAAGAGATAGTATTCATAATGTTACAAGAAATATTAAAGGAGGATATAAAAAAAAATCAAAAGTAAAGTCCAAAAAATTAAAATCAAAATCGAATAAAAAAATGTCAAGAAAATTAAAATCAAAATCGAATAAAAAAATGTCAAGAAAATTAAAATTTAAATTAAGAAAAAAATATTAAAGTAATTAAAATGTTTGAAATAATTCATTTTACTTTAACTTTTCTATTTTTCTTTCCAAAATTATAATGAAAAAAATATAAATTGAATTTTCAATTTATATCTTAACATTCTGCAGCGTATCGTCTCAGAAGTATCAAACAACATGTACGGCAACAACAACAAGAGCTACAAGGGCAGTGACCACAAGAAAAATGAAAATGGAAAGAAGAAGGATGAAAAGGCGTTTCGAGGACCCTTTCAGTCCAATGTGATGGGTCTTCCCATCGTGAATGCAATCACCGGAGTCAAGTACCCATGGAATGTTGGTTCATTTGAAGAAAACCACTTGTGGAAGGTTGCAGACTGCTGCGGAATTGTTCCAGTGACCTACTTTTACGACTCGCCCGAACAGTACGAGGCGTACAAAAAGGTCACCATCGACCAAGACTCAAAAGACGCTTGGCACGCGTTGCAAAAAAATCTTGAGTGAATGTGAATGAACATTTGCTCATGTGTATGACACGTGACATGTGATGGTGTGACATGTGATGTGGCGATCGTATATAGAAAATAAAAAACAAATAAAAATGAAACAAAAACAAATAAAAAAAAGAAAATAAAAATATTTTTTTTTCTATTTTGTTATACTTATTATAAAATAAATTTATTCATGAAATTTATGAAATTTACAAATCATCAAATTCCTCATCTTCTTCATCGTTTGGATAAATCACTTTGCATCCCGACCAACCACCCCTGGCAACCTTTTTAAATTTCTTATCCATGTATTCATGCAATTCCTGAAATTTGGGCACATTCTTATCATAATTATTCATATACCAATCTTTGAACTCCTGATTCAACTCATCTCGTTTCACATCAAACGCTTTTCCAGTCTTATCATTTATACCAGGACATACTTTAATCTTATCTCGAATAAACTCGGACAAATAGTCTTGGCTATTCCTATACTTGTTACTACTCAACCTAACCTTTTCGCAAGTGGCAACAGTGCCTCCCGTTTGATACGCCTTTTGAACCAGCATTCCCATAAACACCGGCGCCCATCCTTCAAGTTTTTCATCCAGTCGCTTGTCAATCTTGAACTGGTGTGGCATTTCAGGGTCATCATACTTTGGTTCTTCGCAAAATAAAGACTCAAAATCAACTTTGCAAATGCGCCTCCATGTGCCATTATCGTTACTCTTGACATCAAACATGACATTCGTGCAAACAACCAACTTGAACTGTGGAACAAATGTAATCATTTCCTGATATAGTGCGCGCGCTTGAATTGGGTCACCACCCGTAAGTTCTTTCAACGGACCTTCGTTGATACGATCCCCTTTTGACGGCTCATTCATCACCGCATATCGCACACCAATCAGTTGCGCAATCTCAGATGCAGTACCACCAATTTTGTTTCGTTTTTCCGTAATCAAAGTAATAGGAACTGTCCCTTTATACTCTCCAAAACAGTGTGACATCAACTCGACTAACTTTGATTTTCCATTGCTTCCACACCCATTGTAAATGTTAAAAGTCTGGTCACGATTCACACCAATGAGACACGACGCAAGATGTTCCCATATGTAAGCGCGCAACTCCGGAGACGGAAACAACTGCTCCATGAATGCAATGATTTCGCGTTCTATTATTTCAAACTCTTTGCACCCAGTAACATATGAGTCTAAAAAGTCTATTTTTGTAGATTTTGAAATAAAATCATACGGCTGTCCTGGTCTGAAAACTTTCTCCTTAAAATCCACGACACCATTATTGAACCCCATGAGATGTGTTTTTGAATCCATTTTTTCAATAAAATCCTTATCATAAAACAATTCACGCACTTCGCGCAACACATTATTTTTAACACTTGTTGTTTTCAACTGATTGCAAATTTCCGTCATCCGCTTTGAGCGTTCCTGAATGTGCTTGAACTGTTCTGAAGTGCTGTCATACTCATTCAAACTATCCAATAACTTCATGCTCCGCTCTGAATATATGCCGAGCATTTCTGTTGAAATGAGCAAACGAAGAGATGTTCCTGAATCACACACAGACCACCGATGGTCTTTAAACTCAAACCACGCGTTGTGCTTTATACTCACGCACACAAAGCGTCCCTTGTACAAGTGATACAAGACATTTGCTAAATCAACATCAGATGCTTCGGTAATTTTTGTCTTACCCACATGTGTAACAAGCGTCTGATCAATGTAATAGTCAACCGTTTCTTCTGAAATCTTTTTATATTCCAAAGGATTATCCTGCTTTGACCAAAACATCACTGAGCGTTTTGAAAGCTCACTTTTTCCCGTCCTGAATTTTTGCCATTGCCTGTACAATTCTCCAATCTTTTCATAACTGAATTTTTCACTCATCGAACTGAAAAGAATCCAGGTTAAAAATAACTTCTCGCTTGTGTTTTTAAGAGCCCACCCAACCTGAATCCATTTTTCATAAGGCTCATAAAACTTGGCTGAAAGCGACATTGCAAACTTATGCGTCTCTTTTATATCATATTCTCTAGGTTCCAAGTTTTCCATAATTATTTTTATTGCCGCTTCGAGCTGCTGCAAATTTGCGATTGAATTATAATCAATCGACGACAGCGTCAAAGATGATGCCATTACAATATTGACGCGCGTAGCACTTCCCGTAAATGTCGACACAGGCGCCCTTTTTGATTTAAACATTTCTTCAATTTTTTGTTTGTACTCTTCGACCAACCGAAAAGACTGATGACCGGTGTACCTTGCCGTCAACAACTTGAAATCTTTATCAAACTTGAAATCAGATACTTTCTTTTCTAAAAAATTCCAATTTGACACTTCATCAAGCTTCAATGCAAAGTGATACTTCAAAAGATAACACTTGCATCCAGGCTTTCTAGAATTATATAACTGCCAACCAGTTTTTCCAGTTGTAATTGAGTTGTCAATGATATCTTCCCACGAATTCGTAACGGGTAAGTCACTCCACACGCTTGGCAACTCCGACAAAATCGCGCTTCTAACATACATTTGCTGCTTTCGTTCCATGTGAATTCCAATTATCATATGAATTCCATCCTTTGTCAAATCGGTTTTGCAATTCACTGTTTCTTTTTCAAATACAAATACAGGAATTTCTGTTCCTGAATCAATGTGCAGGACTTTTTTGAGGACGTTCATGTAAAGCAATACCATGTCAACAACATGGTTCTTTGTGTGTTGACGCTCTTCCACGCCAACATCATATTTAAAATCAAAATCTACAAGAAGAGGTCCTGCATCCGGAAGCTGAATTTCTGTCAAAAATTCCTGTTTTCCTTCAACAAAAACGTGGTTGTAATAGTTCTTATAAAAATTGTCGAGTTCTGATTCCGAAATTAAATATGCACCACCTTTGACCCCCAAGTCCGCATCCTTCAACCGCGTGTGCGTGCATTTCTCACCGTCCTTTATATATAATGATAACAAATATGATGCAAAGTTATAGGTTGCTTTGACATTTGCTTTTGCCATTGCCATTGTTAGTACTATATATTAAGATAAGTTTAATTCAATTTTTATTTATTGTTTTATCAAATTATCCCTAAAAATCAATTTTTAAAAAAGTATAAAAAGTGTCTTTTCATATTTTTTACATATTTATATATTTATACGTTTCTACGTTTCTACTTTTCTATGTTTTTACGTTCACATATTTATATTTTATAATTAATATGATATAAACATTGCAAGACATAATCATATAATTATCACATCACCGCGCCACAAAGACAATGTCTTCAAATGTGACGAACGCAACAAAACCCGCGGCGGAAGCAGAAGCATCCACGGCCTCCAACAACACTACGAAACCGATTAGTATTTCAAAAGATGCAATCAAGCGTCTGTTAAAAGATATTGGCGAAATTATAAAAACGCCGCTACATGACCAAGGAATATACTATAAACACAGTGAGAGTGATATATTAGAGGGTTGGGCATTAATTATTGGTCCTAAGGACTCACTCTATCAAAATGGGTACTATTTTTTCAAATTTATGTTTCCGAGTAACTATCCTCACTCCCCTCCTATTCTTCACTACTATACAAATGACGGAACTACACGATTTCATCCGAATTTTTATAAAACCGGAAAGGTTTGTGTTGACATTTTGAATACGTGGCGCGGAGAGAAATGGAGCGGTTGTCAAACAATTTCTTCTGTATTGTTAACTCTGGTTTCTATAATGGACAATGAACCCATTCTACATGAACCGGGTATAACAAAAAAAAATTCTGACTTTTGTAACTATCACAACCTAGTGGAATACCGAAACTATTCCTTTTCAATTTATGAACTTTTATACAGCATTGAAAATTTTGGCAAATACATACCTATAAAAGAGAAGGAACATGTAGACTATTTTTATTCAGTTATGAAGACGCACTATCTTGAAAACAAGGACAGTATAATGAAAAAACTGCAAGAAAATAAAGAACGCATACTTCACCCTCAAATTGTGCACTCGTCTCTTTATTTATTTGGATTCAAGATTGATTATACACAATTGATATCTCTCTTTGAAAAATTAACAGTCACTTGAAAATGAAATCAATATTTTTTACATATTTTTACATTTAAATATTTTTTATTATTAACATATTAACCATATATATTAATAATAAAATTGAATATAAAATAACATAACTATTTATATATAAGAGAAACGTCATTTGCCGTTTTTGAATTATGAAATTCTGTAACGTATGCGGAAACATGTATTATATTACAATGGCAGATGCTCCTGCCGTTTCAGAAGAAGAAAAAGAAGTCACCACAAAAATACTCATCAATAAGTGCAGAAACTGCGGAAATGAAGAACAAAACTCAGACACCAGTGTTTGTGTTTCAAAAACATATTTCAAACAAACAGAAAGTCGACTATCAAATTTTGTCAACGAGTACACACATTTAGACCCAACACTACCTCAAATTAACACAATGAAGTGTCCCAACTTGGAGTGCGAGACAAATAAAACGCTTGATGTTCCATGTACTGTTTTATACATTAGATACGATGACACAAACTTGAAATTCATCTACATGTGCACAACTTGTAAATACACGTGGAATACCGAGCAGTTTCATCACCACGCATCTTGAAAAAAAATAAATAACTCATAAATAAGTAATAAATAAGTGATATTATTTTTATAAATACTACAATTTTTTATTTTGTATTTTATTTAATATAAAATAAAAAATTGAAATAGAAATATATACATACAATATATACACATTATACATATAAAACACACGCCAGTTTAATAAATGGAACACACAAAAAATTTAAACAGTGACGATGAAGGAGGAGACATAATCTCTGAAACCAGCGACGAATCTATTGCGAACACAGACACAGATGCAGATGCAGATACAACAGGTGTTGTAGATGTTTCAAATTTATCAGAAGGAGACTCTGAAATGTCGGATTCAGATATGTTTGAGAAAGGAGAAGAACAAGAAAAAGAAGAACAAAAAAAAAATGCAACTGGCGCAAAGTCAGGAAGCGTCAACGTCTCGGAGTATGATGACGACGACGACGACGAAAATGAGGAAGATGATGATGATGATGATGATGACGATGAGGATGACGAAAATCATCTTCAAAAATTCGATAATGAACTGAAAAAAAAATACATTGCAAGCTTTCATCCTGAAAGTTTATCTTACAATAATGAAGAAACCGAGTCCATGTCGCATGTTACCAGGAACGATGCTGGAATCATCATCGACCCATTTCACAAAACCTTGCCATTTTTAACAAAGTATGAAAAAACAAGAGTTTTAGGAATTCGAACAAAACAATTAAATGAAGGCGCGAAACCTTATGTTGATGTGAATCCGACAATCATCGACGGGTACATTATTGCGCAGCTGGAACTGGAACATAAAAAGCTGCCATTTATCATTCGGCGTCCTTTACCCAATGGCAGTTCTGAACTGTGGAGACTACAAGATCTTGAAATTATTTGTTGATTTATTAATTTCTTATACTTTTACTTATTTATTTTTATTTAATTTTACGATATTATAAAAGTTATAATAAAAATTGATTTTTTTATTATAACAAATGTAAAATATAAAAATGCGACATGCTGAGAGCCAATCCTTCTGAACAAAAAAAAATAGAAAAAGTACAACAATCTATACCTGGGCTATTCAAACGAAAACGTGAAGCACAGGCTGCTTCTGCTGTTGCTCTTACTACCGCTACTGATGTCACCGCTACTGATGTCACCGCTACTGATGTCACCGCTACTGATGTCACCACTACTGCTGCTCCGCCCGAGACGAACAGCAGTATCAAAAAACAAAATACAAAATTGAGTGAAGAAACCGTAATTGATTTGCTCTGTACGGCATACTTTAAAGCATACTATAAGTTACATTACAATAGTGTCTATGAGAATATCGTGTGTGAAGCAAAAAGAACGGGACTTCAAGGTAAGGACTATCATGTTGTGATCACATATGCGAAAAGCAAAAGATGTAGTGACCACGACTCTTTTGTGAAAATGGAGTACGATAGATTTGTCAACTTGAGTGAAGAATCGGTGAAAAAAACGCTGAAAGAAATTGTTGAAACGTGCAAGGTAAAACAAAAAAAACTTTACAACTATTTTCATCACGTAAAAGTCAGCGGTTTAACGTCAAAAAACGTTTTTCCAATCGAGCATTTACTTTCGAAACCCTTTGATTTTATTACATTCGAAAACCAGTTTATATCTTATAAGAACGCTATGGATATTTGTAATGAAAAAAATATAGATCCTCCATTGGATAAACGAGTAAGTGCGTGGATCTATGACTATTTTATAGGAAAACAAAATAAATTGTACATTCCTGAATCTGAGTCTGGTCAACTCGAAACGGAGTTCAATAAAGAATTCAAACTGCCCAATGGGAAACCGGCAGCAGAATTATTATTACTGAGTAACAAGCGGATTGTTGGAAAAATCTTCGGGTCAAAATATTATGTTACAACACAAGAATTTATTGACTTTGAAATGAAACTATCAGATAAAGTTATGAACCTATTTTACCATGAAAAAGAAGAAAATTACTCCAAAGAAAATGACGCAGCCATTGATGCTCACATTAAAAAGTATACAATGAAACAACACAGTAATAAAAAAGAAGACTTCAAATTTGAACCAGAACAAATTGAAGCAATTAAGAGGGGGTGTCGTTCGAATAACATGCAACTGTTTAATATTACTGGTCCTCCGGGCACCGGGAAATCCACAATTGTTGACTGTGTCCTGGGTTATCAACTTGAGATGGGACATTCCATTGCTTTGATGGCTCCAACAGGACTAGCACAAAAGAGCCTTAGAATGAATTGCGACTGTAGTTCAAAATTTAATAACAAGGTCATATTTTCAACTTTACATCGAGCCCTTAACTTTACATTTAAAAAAAATGAATTTATACCGACAATTATGATTGTGGATGAATCATCAATGATTGACTTGTTCCTGTTTGAAAAGCTCCTGAATGCATGCGAATTCTTTCGATGTTCGCTCATTTTAATTGGAGATGTAAAACAACTTCCCCCGATCAGCGCAGGAACGCCTTTTGAATCTATTATAAAATCCAATATTTTCAACACGACCACTTTAACAAATATAAAACGACAAGAAGGAAACCTGAAAAGTATTATTGAAAAAATGAACACGGCAAATGGCGTTCATTATGACGATTTTGATAATGCATCTTCTCATTTCATTGAAGCAAAAACGCCTGAAGATTTCGAGAGAGTAATTACAGAAATATATAAAAAAGAGGACTCTCTATACCGCTTAGCAGTGAGTCGGGACAAACCGAGTAGGATGCAAGAGCAAGAGCAAGAGGGAGCCGACATTCACACCATGTGTGTTCAACGAGAAAAAAATGGTGGAATATTCGCTCTCAATCCAATTATTCAAAAAATAAAAAATCCACATGGTGAAAAATTGTTTGTGGAACGTTATGAAAATAATCACATGCACATTTTTCACGAGAATGATTTAGTTATAAGAACTGAGAATGACTACAAGGATGATGTTAATGTTCGTGTGAATGGCGATGTTGGCACTATTCATGAAACTAAAAAACAAAAAAAAAATAAGTATGGAAAAAATGAAACCACTTACACTTATACAATCAAACATGATACAGAAACAGACGAAGAAAATCTTTCAGTAGAAGAAGTTAGAGACGCATTCATGCCTTTTTACGCAAGCAGTGTACATAAAATGCAAGGATTGCAAAGAAAAACAATTGTGTTTGTTGTTTCTCCTGCGCACAACTTTTGCTTAATGAATGAAAATTCGAAAAAATTGGTTTACACGGCAATATCAAGGTGTAAGACAACGTTTTACGTTGTTGGAGACAAATCACTATTTATTAAAGCACAACGTGCTAAAGATGAATTTGTTTATCCCACACTTTTCATGAAAGAATTTTATGAGTATTGTGAATAATTATTACTATGTAAAATATGTAATACACACATGTTACATATACGATAGATGTTAACAAAAAAGAATACTATTTAATATTTTTTAATATTTTTTAAATAAAATAATATAACTCAAAAAAAGTCCAAAAAAATTCTTTGCAAATAAATCTAAGATATTGTATAGAGAGTTTTTCAAAAAGTAGGGTAGTAATGCCACAACACCATACAGTGACCAGAAAAAGAAAAAATACCAAAATAATTTTGTTCCTGTTGGTCCACTGTTAACTGCGTACTTTTCATAAATCATATAATAATACATTAAAAATGGAACAAACCCTAATAAAACACCCGATACAGTTGACAATATTTTCACTTCTCCCAAATATCCAAAAAACAACATTGACCAATTCAAAAACATTATCTTTGACAATGTGTGTGCATTATCATTTACTAAATTATAAAATTGTAATTTTGTCGTGTCCGTATTTTCATTTTTGTATCTTAAATATATCAAATAAAAAATCAATGTAATCAACATTGTTGGGGTTGTAATTGACCAGTCAATATACCGTTTTGGAGTTACATTTACTACACTACTAAAGTTGTAAACCAGCCAAATATAAAATAAACCTTCAACTACCTGAACAAACAATTCCAACTGCAAAAGCTGTTTGATAATGTTGTACTGTGACGGAACTCTTGTAAAAAATACCGCCCACCCCTCAATCACTCCAGTAATAACTTGAACCACCACAGAGGTAACCAGCGTTATATAAAATAAATTTCGATAATTCATTATTTAGAAAAATGGATTTTTATTATTATACTATATATAAATATATAATCAAAAAATTTATACTCGAGTGAAATAATGAAAAATATAATCGGAGGAAAATGGAGCTTGAAATACAAAAAAAGTATAAACTGTAACCGACCAAGAGGTTTCTCACAAAAACAATACTGTAAATATGGTAATGGAAGTAAAACTAGAAAAAATAATAAAAATAAAAAAAAATAGTTTATATGTTAAATAAAAATAATTCGATAATTAGAAATTAGGTTCTTTTTAACTTTTGAACCAACACCTACCTAACAACACTAACATTTCCAACGTTTACCGCATTCGATACATGTGACAAAAGTTGTCATTGGCTCATCTGCCGAACGCGTCTGTTGTTGCGTATATGTGCATTTGTTTGACTTGCAAGCGCGACAGGTAAACAAATCAGTTGACGCTTCAATCTTCAATTCATACCTGTTCTTATCTCTGTTTTTTTTATCTTCAATAATTTTGCTCCACATTTTTGAATTCATTTCTTGATGCGTCATGAATGCAAGTTCATGAGCTTTGATTTGTTTTGTTTTGACCATATCCATGACGTCTTTATTTTCTAGGTTAATGCAAATTGATTTCAACCAGTCTGTGTAGAGCTGAACAAAATAAACATTGTCCCACTTTTTTACAATATTCATTTCTCCTGCTTTTAAAAGCGTCCGATTATAAATTCCCTTTTCCAGATTTAGCCCAATGCGCCCTGTTTCATCTCCAATTTTTTCTGATAATTTTTTTTGTATATTTCGTCTGAAAAAGTCGGGATTTTTTGGAATCATTTTATTTTATAGAATGGTTTGTGGTGATGGTGTGGTAGGTAGTGGCGGTCTGGGTGTGTTTACTCTTATAACAATATATATTTTTATATTCAATTTTATATATATATTGTTATTGATTGTTATTGTTATTGATTGTTATTGATTGTTATTGATTGTTATTGATTGTTATTGTTATTGATTGTTATTGATTGTTATTGGTTGTTATTGTTATTGATTGTTATTGATTGTTATTGATTGTTATTGATTGTTATTGTTATTATTTTTTACTCACTAGTATTGTCGTCTGAATAGTTATACTCTTCGGAATTAAGCTCTGAAGAATCATCACTACTATTGCTACTTTCATCATCGTCTTCATTCTCTTCATCTGTTGACACTGTGCTTTCATCGCCTTCCGATTCACATTCATCTTCAGAATCATCGCTTGAATTTTCTTCAGCATCGGGATCAGCATCTTCCAATGCATCTTCAATAATAAAACCGTCTTTCAAATAACCATCTTTTGTCTTCATACTTGATGGAACATTTGCCAATTCATCTTCTTCTTCATCATCTTCATCCGCATTGTCTGCAAGTGTTTCAAACCCACCAAATAAATGCTCATATATTTTATTCCATTTTTCAACTGTCAAATCAGCAATTTTCATATTTGAATCTCTCAACAAAAGCGCACAACTTCCAAAAAATAATTCAGAATCTGCAGGTGGTGGAAAGTCATACTTATTCTCTTGATTTGCCTGACCTTCACTTCGCGCCCATAATTCAACTGTAACCCGACCATCACCTTTTTTTGAATATCCCCATTCCGCAACTTTATCAAATCCTTCCGATTTTTTTAAATTACATTTTTTATACAATTCATCTGTGTTTGTGCTTTTATATTCCCGTACTTTCAACTCACCATTCTTTTCAACTATAACAATCGATGGCATTTTTACACAATGCGTTAACTATTTACAATATATCTAAATATGGGTTTAAATTGTTTAAGTTAATTATTATTATATCACAATTATTTTAACAATTATATAAAATTAAATTTTATTCAAACAGAGTAAGGTAATAAAAGGACCGTCATAAATCATTTTCGGTTGAAAAGAAAAACACTTGAAAAAGTCTTCCATTTTCTTTTGAATCACCAAAGTAATCCATCGACATGTGAAATCGCTTAGAATTGAATAATATGAGCCTATTAAAAACATTCCCCACTCGATCCACCAGTTGCCATTTTGTCATGTCTTGACTAAACGTGTCTGTTTGGTTTTTATTTTCTAAAATATCTTGGTCTCGTTGACACTCCGCTCCGTCGTTGAACTTGTAAAATGCCGTCCCCGATGAGAGCGGCGCATTCGGAGTCATGTATAAAACTCCACCCCAGTTATTAAACCCGTCAATGTGAATCCAAGACCTGTCTCGAGAAGTGGTGTATTGAAAAGACCCGTTGTAAACATTTGCATTTGTTGTTTTATCTGGAATTGGAAAATCTGTAATCTTTCCACCAAACGGCATGACATATCCTTGAATAATGTCTTTTAAATGCTGGGTCGCGTATGAAACAGTTCTTTGTCCTGGATAATTTCCACGAACAGAAAACTCTTGGGTTAAAATATATTTTCTCGTTTCATGCGGATTATTATAAAAATTATCAATCACAATTAATCCGCACGACGGACTGCGAACTTGTATATCATCAAACAATTTTTTATATTTAGTGTGTTTTTCCATTTCTTTTTTTATTTGTTCTTCAATTTCTACATTTATTTTCTGCATATTGGCATTATTAGCGGGAATTAATTTATCTTTTAAATCAAGTTCTACATTTGACGTTTTTGTTATAACTGGAATATACATTTTATCCCCATTTACATATTTACAGTTATCAGGAATTTGAACTGGAAATTCTATTATTTTTACATCAATACAATTTACTTTTTTAAAAAAACTTTCACTACTAGTTGTCGTATAATATGAAATTTTAGAACCTATTTTTGTATTATTTTTTAATACTTCTATTAAAAATGTTATTAATCTTGTTATAGATAAATGTTGAGTTAATGGATCTTCATCTAATTTATAATCGTCAAAATAAATACAGTCAAAAATACTTGTCGTGTTTAGAACATCTTCCCAACGTCCTTTTATTAAATTTACTTTTAACTCTGGTCTGATGATTTGTTGTTCTTTTTTAAATTTTTCAAATTCTTCCCATACAGTTGGAGCACATTCAATAACATTATATTCTTTAACAGCTTCATAGCTACATATTTTTCTTGCACTATATCCCATACCAAATCCTACTTCTAATATTTTACCAAAGGGATCTAATATTTCAATACTTTTTTCCATATATGGTTTTTCCCATTCCATCATTATTTGATGATTTTCATCATCATTGCACAATATTTTTTTACCGTATTTGTCTTCTTTATAAATTAATTTCATATTATATGTTTAATTTAAATGTTTTTAATATTTTTATATTATAATATAATTATGGAATATATTGAAAATGAATTTAAAAAATTAATTTGTGACTCTATTGAAAATGATAGGTTAATGCATTCTCAATTAAAATTATTAATAAGAAGTTATATTATTAAAAAAAAATCCCAACATCTTATTTGGAATTCATTACATTTATTTTCCGTACTATATCCAGAAAATCCAACTAACACACAAAAAGAAAATACTAAAACATTACTACTTAAAATTAAATCTTATATGCCTTATTGTAATACTTGTTCAAATAATCAATTAGATAAATTTGTTGAAAATACCAATCTTGAAACTATTGTTAATAATAAATCAGAACTAGTAAAGTTTTTAATTGAGTATCATAAATTTGTAAATATTAACTTAACACAAGTTAAAAACTATAATGAATCAATATATAATATTGATTTTATTTATAATAAGTATAGTGACGGTTTATATGAAAAATATTTCACCGAAAAATATAATTTTTCATTTTTAACTATTATAAATGTTACAGAAAACTTTGATTTGTCATTGAGACAAGAACTTAGTAAACTAAGTGTAAATATTATAAAAGAAATAAATAATACAGAGTATAATATTACAGAACTTAAAATAAATATAACATAATAAAGTATTTTTATACTTTATTATTTTATTATTTTATTGAAAATTATGATTAGACTGAACCCATATAGGTATTCCAGCACCATTTGGACCAGCGTAACCATATAAGTTGTGCATTTCTGTTAAATATGTGTTATTTGCACACCATGACATTTTACCTGTAAAAGCAGCACCTGGTGCAGGAATACCGTGTTCATAAATATAAAACCATTCAATAAATGCATCTTCGGTTGGTGGAAGTGGCCCATTAGTTATAAAACAAAAATACCTTTCTTTATCGCATGAATTAAGATTTACTGATTGTCTTTTACAAACTCCGCCACCATCGATAGTACTTTCGTGTGTAGCTATATGACTTTCACAACTACCTGCCGAAACCTGACACACTTTTAGTGTAAAGGTATAACTATTTGTATCACATGTAGATCTAGGTGTGGGCGGGGGCGGGAAAACGCCTAAACAAACGGGAAGTGAAAATGCAATTGAGTAAACTAAAAGTAGTTGGATCTGAGGATAACCAGCGTGGGTGTAGTCGGGGATTGCGTGTTCATTAATTTTATATGTTATTACTGGACCTGTTACACCCTGGGCTCCTTGTGCGCCTGTTGCACCTGTTCTACCTGTTGCACCCTGGGCTCCTTGTGCTCCTGTTGCACCTGTGACACCTTGAGCTCCTTGTGCGCCTGTTGCACCTGTTCTACCTGTTGCACCCTGGGCTCCTTGTGCGCCTGTTGCACCTGTTACACCCTGGGCTCCTTGTGCACCTGTTGCACCTGTGACACCTTGAGCTCCTTGTGCGCCTGTTGCACCTGTTCTACCTGTTGCACCCTGGGCTCCTTGTGCGCCTGTTGCACCTGTTACACCCTGGGCTCCTTGTGCTCCTGTTGCACCTGTGACACCTT